TTGGGTTCTTAACATTACCCCTAAAGATTGGAAACATGCTAGAGCATTATTCAACAAGTATCTTAAATTAGCTCCACAAAAACAATTAGCTTAACTATGAAACAGAAAATAAAGGATTTCGTTTATGATATATTAGACTTTATTTTTAATAATAAGTGGGCTTCTGCTCTATTATTTATAATAATTTGTACTTTAATTAGCGTTTATTTATTATATCCTATTAATACATCTTTAGGTAATGGGTTTATGGGTGGAGCAATCCTAACAACTATTTATAAATTTTTAAAAAATAATTCAAATGAGTAATTACATGACGGATGATTTAAAGCAACAGGTTAAATCCATAATTAAGGGGTTACCTAAACAGAAAGCATGGGATGATGATGAATACTTCCCTACATACGAATTAATGATATATACTACCTATGAAGAGGGTAAATATGATTTTGATGAGTTTTATGGATTTAAAGGAATAAGAGAACTAGATAAAGCTATATCAATTATCATTAATCAGTATAAGGATACTTTGTATTGTATTGATTTCAAATATTCTTATGAAGAAGGGGAGTTTGACCAATTCACAATTTATGAACATCCTAGACAAAAGGCTTTAATAGATATAATTGACACCACTAATGAACCTAATATTTTAAAAGATAAATAAACCTATGAAAACAGCAATACATTTATTGAAGAATGATATTATAATTGAAAAAAACCTTGGTTTTATTACTGAAAATTCTTGTAATAGAATACTTAACTATATAGATAATTTATACCTTGAAAAAGAAAAAGAGCAGATAGCAGATGCCTTTAGAAATGGTAGCACATCATCAATGTTAGGTGGTGGACATTGGACACAATACTATAACCAAACCTATAACCAAAACAAATAACCTATGAAAACATACATTTGGGCTGACACAGCTTATGTATCACAAGATTTCTTCGTTGTCTCAGCAGATAACATAATCATAGCTAGATTGAAGTTAGCTCATGAAATAGAAGAGCTTGAAAAGGCTTTTATGGAACAAGCTGCTAGAGAGGACCAAGCTAGTTATAGAACTTTAATGAGAAGCAAGTTTAAAGGATGGGTTATGTATATTAATCAACAAGACCCACAAATACTTGAAGAAGGAAATGCAGGTATTTATAACCATGTAAATTAAATTTATGAAAAAAATTATTTTATCTCTAATAGTAATTTTAACACTATCAAGTTGTGGTGTTGTTAATGAGTTGTTAACTTACAATGCTATATACAACAGACCATATTACAGACCTGTATTTTACTCCCCTCCACGATATTCACAAAATTTAAGAAGTTATAAACATTACCGAAAACCAAGTTCACATTATAGATTTACAAATTAACTTTAGGTATGAAGCCAATTTTAGAGATATTAAAATTCATATTGTTTTCACTTCCATTAGGAATTTTAGTTTATGTTTTTGCTATCACTATGCAGGGCTTAGTTTCAATTTATAAAACCATAAAAAACTTAAACCATGGACATTGGAAGTAAAGTATTTGGGAAAGAAGACAAACAAGGTAATGCACTAATCGTTAGAGGATTCTACGATGAAAACAAAGATTGGACTTGGGCTACCATCCATCTTAAACTAGCTAACCTTAATAAGCCTCGTTTATTAGGTTATGTAGATGTGCAAACAGCCACATTTAACTGCGTTAGAGATTGTGCTAAACATTACCATAGAAAAGCAGGAGGATTTGGATTTAATTGGGAAATCCTGAGCAGTAACCTAATCCATATTAAAACCATAGCTCTCAGAGTAGATGATGACAAGCTTTATGTGTTCCCAAAGAAGCTTATTGAAGAAAGGGGAATTTTTTTGAACTTTAAGCAACAGGGATTTGAACTACAGAAGTTTTTAGACTTTAATCTTATTAGACCATACGAAAAACCTTTAAAAGAAAATGATACCAAGTTCCGTTATGCTGAAGTTACGAAAGCATAAATACCTAGAAAATGAATTTATATATAGTTTGAACATAGATAAATGTAAATATCAATATGAAATATTTGAGAAAGTATTTAAAACTATTGCTGATGAAAATAATTTAAAATGGAAAGATATATACTTAGCTACACATAGAAGTATTGAAAAATACACATTACTCTGTGTATCAAGCATTTTGATAGATAAATTTTTAAGAACTGAGTTCCATTTAACTGTAACAAGTAGGGAATTATTGTTAGGAGTTAGGCTTAATGAAATTGTTAGAGACTATTATAAATTTATTTAGTATTTTCGTTCTCCTGTCTCTAAATTTTAAAGAATCATGGCCTCTAACAAAAAAAAGATAGTTAATGTATCTCAATTAAAGGGTATTAAGTTATATAATTTTCTCGTAAAAGAGTTAGGTGAGGCAAACAATAAGTTACCTAATCAGCAGAAAATAGGTGCTACCAAAAGAAGAAAAATTGTAAGTGATTTAATATATCCAAAGTTTAAAGCAAAAGAAAAGCTATCATTAAGAGAGATAAGGACCGACATCAGAAGAGTAGTCAAAACACTTCCGCCTAAAGAGATTTGTAATCCTTTATATCTTTCTGAAGCTTATTTAGCTTTTGTCGAATATTACGAGATAGATAATCACATCAGAACTGTATTACCTGACTGCCTAGATGTAAGAGTAAATGCAGGAAGTTTAGGTAAGACAAGAGTATTTAATACTAGAAACTATAGCTACTACGGAGATGGAGTAAGAAAGATAACTGAGAACATTAGAGAAGACTTGGCTAAAAACCAATCAGGAATGGCTTATTTTAGTGGTGTTGTGAAATTGAAGTATGGCAAAAAGAATAATGGTAATCCTGACAATTATTTTGTTGAATATATTCTTTATATTAATGATAAACCTGAAGCTAATGATGAGTCTGTTAGCTTTGATTTACCTGCAACAGAACAAAAGAAGGTTGACCAAATTAATGACTATTTAGCAGGTAAGTTTAAAGAGTTACAGAAAGAGAAAAGAAAGAGAAAGAGAATAGCGAAAAAAACTGCACCTAAAAAACCTGCAGAGGAAAAGAAAGAACTTAATGCGGCTGTGAGAAATGCACTAAAATCTCTACAGCAATTAGTTAAGAAAAAAGTAATAACAAAAGCTCAGTTTGAAAAACAAAAAAAGAGTATTTTAGCATTTAAGAATAAAAAATAACCATAAAAAAACCATAAAATGTCTTTACAAAATGGATTTACCATCCTGAGACACGACCAACAAAAGATTATACTAGATAAGTTAAAAGGTAAGAAAGGAATAGCTTATTATCGAAAAGGGTCATTCTCCGATGAATTAATTTGGCAAAATAGAAAATTTCTGTTCCCTTCCCCAAAAAAGAAGGTTACAACAGGTGTTTGGATATTTAGGAGTGTCCAAAACGATGTAAAGGACTATTTAGAAAATCGTAGAATCAGAGAAAAGGAAAAACTACCTGTAAATTATTGGAACGCCAAAAACCGTAGTTTTAGAGGCAAAATAACGGCTACTGATGTAGACCATGCTTATTGGCGTATTGCCTACTTAGAGGAAATTATAAAGCCTAAAACATATCAAAAAGGACTTTTGCTAAAGGATAAAGCTCTCAGATTGGCCTCTCTTGCCAATTTAGCATCCCATAAAGAGTATATTATCATAAAGGATGGGGAAATGACCAATAAAACAATTGAGCTCAAATTTGACCCTATTCTGCAAAAAGTTTACAATAACATTCGTTATATCTGTTATGAGCACATGATGATAATGGCTAAAATGCTTGGTGAGGATTTCATTTGTTACAAAACCGATTGCATCTATTATCGAGATACCCCTGCAAATAGAGATATGATACAGACTTATTTAGATAGTGTGAGCTTAGAATGGAAACAACTTATAGAACCTGAGAAACCAATTTTAAACGAAGAGGAGAAGGAAATAAACTAAAAAAGAGCAGAATGGCTCAAACCTAGACTGCTCTTAGTAACGAAGTTTCACGAATTTGGACTAGAAGTAAGTGAATCGTAAAACAAAGATAATATGAAAAATCATTTAAAAGACAATATTTTCCAATCTTTTTTAGAGGTATTTGAGAAAGATTTTCCTGAGCTGACTGAGGCTCAAAGGAGAAGATTAGCTGAAAAACTAGGGGATAAGGCATATATCATTTATACTGAAAACTCAAAAGGCCTTTCAGGGCAGCTTACAGATATGATTAAAGCCCACGAATCTCACAGAGGGCAGTTTAAGAAGCATATAGATATGTTACAGAAGGAAACTAACAGAGTATTAACTAATTTTAAAGGAAATGGCTTTGTAACTAAAAAATACGATGAATATAGAAAAATGACTGTTCTTAAAGGTAAAACGACCATGGTTGATGACATGGTTGAATTTTTGAATATTGTAAATGATTCCGTAATTTCATTCTATAAAGAAGTTTATAAAATAGAAGAAACTTCAGTTGAAAATCAACAAATAACCTTATTTTAAAACAAAAACATGGAATTTTATTTAAACCAAAAAAGCCTACCAATGATAAGAAAGTGTTCTAGCTGTAGGTTTTATCATACAGAATTTAAAAGCTGTTCATTAATGAGGGTGACCAACGCTTTTGATTATAAAAAAAATATTTACTTAACTACAGGGGATAATTTATACTGCGATAGGCATAAATTCAAAAATGAAGAGATATTAAAAGATGAAGCTATAGTAGTAGAATATGAAACGATTGAAGATGCTATGAGAGTAATTGACCAAGCAAAAAATTTAAAAGAACATAAAAGAGATTATTTTATAAACGATTAATATGGCTAACCCAATTATTGCAACATTAATATTTGTTTTATCATTAGTAATTATACCTCTATTAGTAATATCAGTATACTTAATGGGAGGTATATGTGTTATATACTTTAGTATTATTAGAACAATCAAAAAAACCATAAAAAAATGCAAAAACCAAATCTTTCCCAAAGCTTATTAAAAGCTTATGTGGATTACTACGATGAAAATGTAAGAGGCTGTGGATTAAAAATCCGTAAGCAGTACTTTGAAAAACTACCTACTCCTTCTAGTGAAGCTGCTAAACTCGGAATTTATTTTGAGTATAAAGCTACTGACTATGTTAGAGAGGGTGACCCAATACCTCAGCCTAAAATGGTATATGCAGGTACATCAAAAGAGAAGTATGCTGTAGATTACGAGAGGGCGGCAGAGTCAGCAGATTTATTTAAAGAAATAGTCAAAAAACACGATATTGAGATTTTAAAGATTGGTGAGTATATGTCTTTTGAAGGAAGTAGTGGCATATCTGATATTAGAGCAAAATGGAAAGGAGAAGAATGTATCATTGATTTGAAGTATAGTGCATTAATAGACGATAAATGGAATGAATATGGATGGCATACAGAAAGTTTAATTTATAAATCAAAGCAGTTATTACAGCCTATACATTATAAATACTTGATTAGCAAAACATTAGGAATTGAAGATATACCTTTTTATTATTTTATTTTTTCTTCAAAAGACCCTAAAAAAGCAAAAATTATTAAAACTAATATTCAGCCTGAGCATTTACAATTACATGAGGACATTTTTGTTCCTAAAATGAAAAATTATATAGATTTTCACTATAACAATCCTGAAAAGCTTGAGGCTAGACCTAATTATATAAGGTGCTTAGAATGTCCATTTTTTGATAACTGTAATAAAAAAACTGATGTACCTTTGATAGAAGAAATCCATTATTAAAATGTATAATTTAATTGAAACTATGGGAGCTTTATTTTGCTTTTTTTTGGCTTTTCTTATTATATTAACTTTAGTTAAATCAGAAGAAAAAAATGAAAAGGATTAATAAAAATGAAACACAGTACGGAGAACTTTGTATTGAGTTTAATGTAACTTACGAAGAAGAAAATAACTACGAAGAAGGTCATGGAATACATACTTTTTACGATGCTGAAGAAATAAAAAGAGTAGTTACAAGTGTAGTTATTTTTTTAGATAATGGAGAAAAAATAGATATAACTCATAAGCTAAATAAAAAAGAATTAAAACTTATTGCAGATTCTTATGTTTAAATACAGATGTTATTTATGCAACCAAATAATATATCTACCATATAATAAATCTTTTATAAGATATTGGTGCGAATTAAAACAGAGATACACAAAAATTTATAGAACAAAATAACCATAAAATGATAGTACAAACAATCCACGAAATATTAAACCCTTTTGATGTAGAAACTCCACTAGGATATGGAGTAGCAATTTTTATGATTGGTGGCTCGATTCACTCTAATCCTCAATTCATAATTAGATTATATGATACAGGAGATATTAGAACCGTAGACCAAAACGATGTTAAGATATATGGAAATCCCACTACAGGAGAACCTTTAATTCCCACTAATAAACAATTTATAAAAGGTTTAAAAAATCATTTTGGACCCAAGAAAAAATAAATTATTCAACAAAAAACCATAAAATGAAAGAAAAATTACAACAAACTGACATTTTCTCAATTGACAACAAAGAAGATGTTGCTTCAAAAGAACCATCGACAAGCCCTGTATCTTTAAACACAACTGCATCCAAAGAAGAAATGGACCAAAGAAACAGAAATAGGGCAAAAAAAGATGAGGTGCCTGAAGTAATTGAGCCTGAAGAAAAGAAAGAGATAGCACCCCCTCCACCCCCTGCAAAACCTTTAACAGCTATTCAACTATTTAATAATAGTCTTGAAGCTTATAAAAAGCAGGTATTACCAAACTTGTTATCAAAGCATAACATAGAACCTGCTCAATTTGTTCAAATAGTCGTTTCTGAGCTCAAAAAGAACCCAAAGCTAATAGATGCGTTCAAAGAGAATCCTAGTTCCTTATTTGCCTCTATATTAGCAGGAGCAGAAATTGGCTTAATCCCTAGTGATATGCTAGGTGAGTTTTACCTAATTCCACGAAGAATTGATGGCAAACAGACAGTTACACCATTAATTGGCTATAAAGGACTTGTAAGCATCCTTTTAAGGTCAGGAGAGATAACCAAGATACATACTGAATGTGTATACGAAGGAGACCATTTTGAGGCGATTTACGGCCTTGAGCAGAATATTATACATAAACCTAACTTTGATACAGAAAGGTCTGCTAATACGCTTAAATTCGTTTATGCGGTGGCAAAACTAAAGAATGGTGATTATCAGTTCCAAGTATTGTCAAAAGGGGAAATTTTAAAGATTAAGGCCCTTTCTCGTTATGACAATGATTTATATTTTAATGACAAAAAAGACCCACAAATGTGGATGGTCAGAAAGACTGCTTTAATTCAGTTATCTAAAATGTTACCAAAAGATTTCTATGGCAAAAAAGCAGTAGAAATGGATGGCCAACTTGAGGGTGGTGCTATTTTAAGCTTAGATGAGGACAATAACATTAAAATTATTGATGGAAAGAAAGTTACTTCATTAAAACAAGCTTCTGTAATTAATACAATAAATTCTCTACCTGAAATACCTGAGTAGGGATATACTTACTTATTAACTCCAAGGGGAAATCTTCAACATGTTTTCTTAAATAATGATAATATGGTTTGTAGGTTTCCCTTAATTTTTCTTCAGAAATTTTCTCTAAAGGTCGTTTAGCATAATCTTTTGATGCTTCTTTATGATTTTCAAAATTATTGGGACTACCGATAGCACCACTTTGCTTATGACCTGCTATCTCATGAGGGTCAGACCAATTAAAACAATAAGAAGGAACATAATACTTGTTATGCTCATCTAAGTGCTTTTCATCTCTTAATTGAGTGTACCAACTTAGGCCTTCATATCCTGTAATATCGCTTCTAAATCCAATTTCTCTTATCCTTTCCATTTTTACAATAACTGATGCCTCAAGTGTATTCATTACCATTTGTACTTTATTGGGTGTAGCAAAAAAGCTTTGCTCAGGTTTCCAAGCATCTTTTCGATTAGCCTCAATACCATCTACAGCTTGTTGCATGTGCCAAGGCAAATAAATGTCATCATCATCTGCCAACATGAAATAATCTCCTGTAGCATGTGTTACAGCATCTCTACATATCTGTCCTCTATTTTCATAAGGAGTTCCTGTTTGGTAGTTTATTCCATTATTTACAATTATTATAGAGCTATCCTCAAATCCCAAACTATAAGGGTACTCCTCATCTGTATTAAAAATGATTAATTCCTTGTTTGGGTATGTTTGTGCATGAAATTGAGCAACAATTCTTTCTACACATGTAAATCTGCGGTATGATGTACATACAAAGCTTAATTTTTTCATTTTATCCATTTTTTATAGGCTTCTTGATATTGTTCTGTTCTTTTTATTTTTCCATTCCATAAATCACTTACAAATTCTTCATCTTGTATTACTAATAGGTCTTTTGACATTAGATAGTTCTTATTATTCCTATCATAAAATAAATATAATGTGTCAATAACACCTGAAGTATATGGTATGCTTAAAATTTTATCATAAAAACATTCATTTATTGCATAAGCATGTGTACCATAAAGTCCTGTAGTACATTTAGCAAGATTATCAGAAATAGAATAACATTCAGCATTAGGCTCACCACCCATATAAAACATATCCCATTCTATTTGTTTTAATTCTTGTACACATTCTTTCATTTTTTCAATAAAATTTGGTTCAAATATGCAATCATCTTCAAATATTAAACAATTCTTCCATCCTCTTCTTTTAGCTTCTTTAATCATTTCAAAATGAGAATAAGTGCATGATATTTTTATATGCCAATCTTTATTTCTCAATGGGTTTGGTACATCACCTTCACCTAATTGAGTAGCGGAAAACCTTTCGGCTTGTATTCCAATTTCTGAGCTTCTTTTCTCAAAAGCTTCTTTTCTTTCTGTACGCTTATCTAAATTCAAGTAGAAAGCTCCTTCAAAGTAATCTAATATCATGGTTATTTTGGTATTGCAACATAATCAACCAAATGTTCAGCATCAATAACTTTAGTATAAGTATATCCTAATGCTTCTAAACGGCTAAAAATATCATTTTCGTTCCATCCATAAATGCTTAATTGAGGTGATTCCACTTCAATAAATATTACAGGTTTATTTTTTAAAATTGTTTCTTTTGCTCCATCTAAAACTTTTGGCTCATATCCTTGTACATCAATCTTTAAAACACTTACATTATCAAATTCAAATGAATCTAAAGTATTAACATCAACCATATTATAAGCTAAGTGAGTACAAGCATCTAAATGTGCATTACCTATGTTTATTGCCTCCTCTGAATAATATTGTAAGTTTTCCATTTTTAAAATGGTTTTCTCATCACTTAAGGCAACATTATTGGGATATATATTACCCCTTCCATTTAAAATAACATTACCACATAATTGATAATAAACCAATCTTTGTGGCTCAAAAGAATATACTTTCCCTTCATCACCCACCAAATCAGCAAACTCTAAAGTATGGAAACCAAAATTAGCACCTACATCAATAATTGTAGTGCCTTGTACATTTAATTTTTCTTTTATGTAATCAAATATATAATGTTCATAAATACCTCCCCTTCGTGTCATATCTGTAACACCACAATCATTTTTAAAAAGAATGTACTTTTTTCTTGTTTCTACATATTCAGTAGGTAGTCTCATAATTAATAGTTTGTAAAATAACCATAATGGTCATCTCCAATTAAATATTTCATACAAGGATATCTTTCTAAAAAAAGCTCTTTAGTCAAATCAGGTTGTTTATGTATTTCATGTACATTACCAAATTCAGCACCTTGCTCGTAATTATAAGGTACAGCAATCATCATAAACTTATCTGCTCTATGTATTTTATCAATCAAATTTTTAGCTTCATAAAATGTTAAGTGCTCAATGATGTCTCCCATTATAAATAAATCATAAGGCTTGATGTCAAAATCTAATATATTAGATATATATAATTTATTGTACTTTGAACGCAAATCGAAATCATTAACATATTGCTCAAAAATCTCAATCCCATCCATATTAGGGAAATTGGCTTTAAGCAAATTAGAATAGGTACCACAACCTGCACCAACATCTAAAATTTGTATATCTCTTTCAAATGTATTTACAATATTTTTCTTTACTTCATCTTTAAAGAGGTTATACGAATAGGGCATAAATTAATTTTAAATTGTCCATTTACCCATAGGACATGCTTCTTGTCCTTTTGGTGTAAATACTTTTGCTTTAGTAGCACATCCACATTTTGAGCAATGGTCTACAGGAACATTTCTCCAAGCCTCGCAAGTCATACAAACTTGTAATCTTCTTCCTGCAACTTGCTTCTGTTCTTCAGTAGGATTCATCATTGTTGAATATGCTGTTACAATTTCTTGTATTTTATTAAATAGTCCCATATAAACATGAATTTTTACCGATTGATTTAATAATTTCAAAATACTTATATGAAGCCTTTTCAACATCATAATCTAATCCTTCATCTTCGTAAGGCAATTGTGCTATATATTTACCTTTATAAAAAAGTTTTTCATTAGGACTTCCTGTTACACCTGCATTATGGAATAATATCTTTTCCTCCCATGTTTTAGCTGAATCAGTAGCCCAACAAAAGTCCATTTCTTTAATTACATTAGTATTATAACCTCTCATCCAAGCGTTCCATAAAACAGCCCACATATCAGCACACCATATTTGTAATTCATGATGGGTTGGGTCAGCTTGTTTCTTTTTATTGTTAAGCTCAGTTATTTCTTTAAAAAGTTTTTCTGAATCTTTTTCTACTTTATGGAAAAAAGCAAAATCTACATTTTTCATAATGTATTGAGCACCACCTGATTGTCCTTCTCTAAGTCTAACTTCATCTTTATAAATACCTACTATATCACACATTTTTTTCAATACATCATCCCCTTTAGATTGTATGTAATTATGCCCTATATAAGAAATAGTATCAGATACATACCAATTATTATCTTTTTGTTGGTAATTATGTAAAAATAGAGGGAAACGAGTAAAAACTACATCACAGTCGTGGTAAAATATAGTTTCATCACTTAATTCAGGAAATGCTTGAAAATGCTGTTTAAGTACATTAGGTCTAATTGAGCTTATGTAACTTATTGGATATTCTCTTGTGTCTTCGTAATAATGAAATTCAGCCACATCAGAGTAAGCATCTTCTACTTTCTTGATAATGGCTCTTTTTGCTTCCCAATCGGATTCGTTCTTATTAAACGCCCAAAGGGTATGAACATTAAATTCTTCGTGGATTCTAAGATTTTTGAAATTGGTTAACATCACTTCCACTTGCCAAGCATAGTATTGTATGCAAGGCTGAACACACATTAGTGTTAGGGTCTTATGTTTGTACATTTTATGGTTTTTTTTAAGTTATAAAATTAAGGCATTTATCTAAAATAATCAATATTTTATTAAAATTTTAAGTGCAAGGGGTTGAATTAGTATTAACTGAACCATATCCAAATTCCATATAAGGAGTAGGTATTCCTGAATCTAATACACAAATATCAAATTGATTGCCGTCATTTACAATTTGAGATGTAGAAGTACCTGCACAATCTACATAGAAAACAGTATCAGTTAATCCAAATCCATTAAAATTAGCTACATTCCAAGATGTACAAGTTGGAGCAGTAGTAGTTGTACTTGTTGTAGTAGAAGTTGTCGTAGTACAAGTTTGTCCGCCTTGCTTCACTACAGGAGCACCACCTGTTGAAGTTACATATACATATCGTGTACCATTTGGCTGATTTGTATAATCTCTTGAGCCTGAAACTGAAGTTACAGGACCTGATGCTGCACTTGCAGGGTCTCCATAAGTTGTCGTACTTGCAAAATAAGTTCCACTTCCACCGCCAAATGTATCAACTGTTATTGTTTGGGTAATTCCTGTACAAACTGAGCTAATATTAGCAGTTACAGGAGGTAAAGTTGTTGTAGTCGTAGTTGTACTAGTTATTGGCAAAGTTGTAGTCGTAGTTGTAGTACTAGTTATTGGTAAAGTAGTTGTACTTGTTGTAGTAGAAGTTGTCGTAGTACAAGTTTGACCATCTTGCTTAATAACATTAACATTTCCTGATGTTACATATACATATCTTGTTCCATTTGGCTGATTTGTATAACTTCTTGTTCCTCCTACAATTATACTTGTTGGACCTGCAACTGCTAAGGCAGGACTAGAATAAGTTGTGTCACTTGCAAAATAAGTAGTTTCATCTCCACCGCTGAATGAATTTAAACTTATTGTTTGAGTAACTCCTGTACACACCGAGCTTATAGTAACATTAATTGGAGGAAGAGTAGTCGTAGTTGTTGTACTGCTAGTTGTAAAAGTTGTGCTTGTTGTACTTGTTGAAGTAGAAGTAGTAGTTGTTGTTGTTGTACAAACTTGACCACCTGATACAACATTTGTTCTGATTGTAGATGTTATATAAATATATCTAGTACCATTTGTTTGATTTAGATAATCTCTTGTTCCACCAATTACTAAAGTAACAGGACCTGCAGCAGCACTTACAGGGTCTGCATAAGTAGTTGTATTAGCATAATATGTTGCTCCATCTCCACCTGTAAAGTTATTTACAGTTATTGTTTGCGTAATTCCTGTACATACCGAGTTAACACTTGCATTGACAGGTGCTTGGGTAGTAGTAGTAGTCGTAGTACTTGTAGTGGTAGGACAACCTGTTAAACCTGAATTAGTAATCCCTATTTGTGTTCCACCGGGGTCTGAAGTTAATACTGAAGTAACTACTAATGTTCTTGGAGTGCCTGAAACTGTCCCAAACACCCTGTCTGTTACTGCAGCATAGCCAATATCATAATTTGTCGAATTAGCTGTTCCACCTACATCACAAATATCCATTGCATACCATACTTGTTGTATAGTTGTAGTAGTTGTAGTTGTACTTGTTGTAGTTACACAATCAGTTTGACCACCTTGTTTAACAGTATTTCTACTTGCACTAAAAACATATATATATCTAGTTCCGTTTGGTTGATTATTATAAGTTCTAGTTCCACCTACGATAATGCTTGTAGCTCCACCTGATGCAGAAGAAGGATTATCATAAGTAGTGTCATTTGCATAATAAGTTACACCATCACCACCTGCGAAATTATCTATCGTTATTGTTTGCGTAACTCCTGTACAATTAGCAGTTAAATCTAAAGTTACAGGAGGTAATGTTGTAGTAGTTGTAGTAGTTGTAGTAGAAGCAGGACAGCCTGTTAACCCTGAATTAACAATCCCTATTTGAGTTCCACCGGGGTTGCTAAATAATACACTTGCCACTACTAAAGTTGAAGGAACACCTAAAACAGTTCCAAATACTCTATCACCTACTATTGCATAGCCAATATCATAATTTGTTGTATAAACAGTACCGCCTCCATTACAATTTGTTAATTGATACCAAACTTGTTGTAGGGTAGTACTTGTAGTGGTAGTTGAAGTACTTAAAGGACAAGTTCCGCATCCACCACCATAAACAGTTGCAGTTGTAGTTGGGAATCCTGAAATATTAATATTTAAAGTGCTACCGCTATAAGCTAAAACATAGTTTCCATTAGGAAGCGTTACAAAACCTGCTGAATTAAATATCGTACAACCACAAAAAGATGTAGCGTTACCTGTTACATTCTGAGTACCTGTTGGATTTAAACAAGCATCTGTTTGATTACTTGCATATCTTACTGTTTGAGCAAATAATGTTGTAGTAGTTGTTGTCGTACTCGTTGTTGTTGGTCCTGCAGGAGTAGTTGTAGTTGTGGTCGTACTCGTTGTCGGAGCAAGTGTTGTACTCGTTGTAGTTGTACTTGTAGAAGTTTCTGTAGTCGTTGTAGTACTTGTACTAGTGGTCGTACTTGTTGGAATAGGAGCTATAGTAGTACTTGTTGTAGTCGTACTTGTTGTAGTAGTCGTAGTTGGGTCAGAATTAGTCTCAGCAGTTGAATATACATTAACATTGTCTGTTGTAGTTAATACATTATTTCCACTAACTTGTTCTATCCAAAATGTACCAAATCCTAAATTATTTAATGCAGGAAGTAAGCCTTGTGGACTATTAAATGTTCCATCATAGCCTACTGTATAGTTATCTCCATTAATATTTATTGTAAAACTTGGCATTATTCGTTATCAATTAAATAGTTACAATAATCAGTAAATACATCAGAACCCATAGCCGCTTCTATTTCTGTAAAAGCATTGTCTTTGTATCCTGATATTTCATCTAATATTTGAGAAGGAGAAGTACTACTAGAAAATACTTTTAAATTTAATGTAGTATCAGCTAACATAGTAAAGTTTAATGAACTAGTACCATTAAAAGTTACAAGATTTTCAGGAGGATAATAATAAACAGCACATTGTTTTTGATAAGGGTCAATAGTAAATGGAAGTGCATTTACAGTTCCATTACCTGCTATATCAGTATCATTATATGTAAATACCTGACCTACTTGATTACAACTTACAGATTGAGCATAAAAGAAATTAGTACTATAATTATTAGTACTAATAGATGTAGTTATTTGCTCATAAGTAAGTTGAGTTCCTGTAGTAACATCAATAGGAATTATTGTTTGTAATGCAGGTGTATTTAAAATAGTAACAACAGGCGTTATTACAGTTGGTATATTAAGATTTGGTGGAAGTGTATATTGATATTGAGTTGTAGCATTAAAACTATCATTCTGTGTTAAAAACGGAATGTTAGGGATAGGAAAATTTGTATTATTTACTATCTGAAATTGCAGTAATTGTTCCTGCGTTAATGCTAAAGCCTGTACTTCTGCCATTGTTAATTAAGTTATATAACTTTATTACCTTCTAAATCAGCTATAAATAATTTACCGTTACTTTTATTAGGCATTACTTTTAAGCCATACTCTTTAGAAAACTCTCTATTCATATCAGCTAAAAATTCTTTTGATTCACCTGCTTTTTTTGCTTCCATAAATGCTTTTAAGCATATTTTAGCATTTTTAATTTTTTCTTCAGAATTTCCATCAGCAGAAGCATTTGAATCTGATTTAGATGTACTTTTCTTTTTAACATCAATAGGCTTTATTTTTTTAAAAGCCCAAAAAAGCAAAAATCCACCTCCAAAAATTAATAAAAGTTTTTTTACATTCGTATTCATTTTGCACTATTTTTTGTATAATAATATAATCCTGCTCCTGCAACAATAGCTATAGCTATATAAATTCCATATTTTTTGATACTTCCATAAAAATCATTTTGAAGTCTTGCTCTTTTAGCTTCATCAATTTTCTTTAAAGCGTTATCCGTTTCATCAGGAGTAACAACCCCTCTTTTGCTTAATATACTATTTAAAACTTTTTGAATAGCCACTTTACTAGCATCTATTGCTTGTTTTTGACCTGCATCAATACCGCCTAAAGCTATGGCTTTATTTAAGTTATCTAACTCAAGTTTAAGCTCATCTGCCAAAATAGACTTTTTATTTGGCGTTAATATTTGTCCTTCTAAAATTGCCATTTTATGATTTTTTAGTTGTGTATAATAAGAAACCTAAAAGACCAATACCTGCAACAACTCCTAGAATAGTTACAACTTGATTAGTTTTTTCTCTTTCTAAAGCAATATTTCCAAAAGTTTGTACTCTAGCTTGACTAACACCTCCTAAAGCATTTGCTAATATTTGCTGCCTAGATGTTTCATCTTGGGCTTTAATCAAAGCATCATTTAATTGCTTTTTTTGGTCAAAGTCTAATAAACCTAACTGTTGTTCATATTGTGTTCTTAATCTATTATCTCTTGTACTTGCAATTGTACTCGCTACTGCGGTACCTGCTTGAACAACTGATGCTCCTGTCATTAACCATGCCATAATTAATCAATTTTATTTTTATCAATCTTTTGTTTATAATCTAAATGAATATTAGTTCCTGTAATATAATTTTGATGCGGTTCTATTATTTCATTTTCAATTTCATCTACTATATTTTGTTTTTCCTCTTCAGTTAAATCATTATAAGACAATTTCATATCTCCTAATGGATGATATGTTGTCCAAATACAATCTTCAACAATATATAAAACCCTTCTTGTTCCTGCTACAGTTATACCTGTATAAGGAGCAGCCAACTCAATCCATTCTCCTGCATCAATTTGTACCATCGCTATCCCTTTTGAGATAGTATATGGATGATTAGTATTATGAATCTTACTAGTTAATAATGAATCTTTTGGCATGAATATTTCCCTAATGTACAATCCATCTGTGAATCTGTGCACAACAGGACATTCAACCAATTCTAAATTATCAACTATAGCAGCCTCCAACTCATCAATCCTTTTATCGTTTTCTCTTTTTATGGTTTCGTTTTGCATTAATCTTTTTTTCTTGAATAGATTAAAGCAATAGCTAATACACCTAATAAAGACATAATAACTATCTTTTCTATTCTAATTTTCCTATTTATCTGCTCTTGTTGTACTAATACACCTGCAAGATTTTCAACCCTTTTTGCTTGAGCATTTTGTATAACAGCAGCAATAATTCTATATGTCTCTTCCTCTGTTTTAGCCTTATCTATTGAATTAATCAAAGCTTGTTGTTGGTCATCGCTAAGATTAGACAAATAGTTTTGAAACTGTTGAGCTTTTTTAGCATCATTTATAGCTGCTACACCACCTGCTACAGAAGAGGCTAATTCAACAATCTGTCCTATTGCATCTGCAGTACCTATTTTTTTTAAGTCCCCCTTAGAGAACATTTTTTGAATAGGATTTATAGCTGTAGGGTCTCCTTTTGGTATCATTTAAAAAAGCTATTTTTTATTACTTCCCATAAAATTGTCCAAACTGCACCACCTACCACAAATGCTCCCATTAATTTATTTCTTAAAGCATTAGTCTTTTCGTTTTGGTCTTCTAATTTTTTAACTCTTGAAATAAGGCCTTCTTGTTGAAAAGCTTCATTACCAACTATTACTTTATAAATTTCATCAATTTGAGGACTAATTTTTAAAATTGTCCTCTCTATGTGATTTACTCTTGATGATAATTCATCATGTGTATCAATTTTTTTTGCTGTAGTTTTTGCTGTTGCCATATAACCATTAAAATTTAGTATAAAAATAGTACAATTTTACATTTATATACTAAAAATTAAGTAATATTTAATGATTACTTATAAAGACATATAATCTAGTATTTTATCAATACATAATTCAGGTGTAATATCAGAAGTGTTTATAGAACAATTGTTTTTCCCTTCAAGATAAGGAAGGTCAAAATCTTTAACATGAAAATCTTGTCTTTCTCTAAGTCCATCATAATATAAATAAACCCAAAGTGCATTTTTACACATGCTATCTAAATAGAATCTTGCTTCCTGATAAGGATATACAGCACTGATTATCACTAAGTTATACTTACTTTCTAAAAAAGTAGCTATATCGCTAATCCTTCTAAGGTTATTTAATCTTCCTTCTTTTGAAAAGTCTTTACATCTAAAAATATCACGAATTTCATCCCCATCTATAATAACAGGGGTTGGTAGATTCTTTAAGAAAAATGTTTTTTGAAGCAATTTAGCCAAAGTAGTCTTTCCTGAACTAGGTTGGCCATAAAAAACTACTATCATATTGATTTATAATTGGTTATAAGATTTTTCCTCGACAAATTGACTACCATAGGCTAAATTTATCTCTTTTTTAACTCTTGCTCTATCATCGTTCAATACATACACAGACCTAGCCAATTGAACAAAATTAGACCCAAAATCTTTTTTGGCTTCATATTCTCTTAACAAATCTTCAACATTCCACAAAGTCTCATTGATTTCTAATAGTCTTTTGAAATCTTCATTATCCTCATCTACCTCCAATTCTTCATTTAAAAGGTTTTGTAAATAGAAGTACTCCTTCATGACATTCGTCAATTTGGCCTCATCTTTAATCTTTTCTGATTTAATTTTGAGGATAGTAAGTCTGTCAAATGCTTCTCCGATGCTAATTTCAATTATCATAAAAATATTTTAGATTGTAAATATACAAAATATGTAGAAAATACATTAATTTTATAAAATAAAAATAACCATGGAAAATAGAATTGATATAATTAATCCTTACAGTTCTTATATATTTAAAGCTCATTACAATTTTGATTGGGAAAAGATTAAGCCAAAATGTCAAGAATTACTACATTCTGCTCCTTCAGATTTTGCTTTGGTAACTAAAGGTGGTTCTTCTCATCAAAACGCTATGCAACCACACATGCTTGATGAATTTAAAGATTTTTATGAATGGCTACAAATGATGATTAATGAAGTAGCTACCAAAGGAATGGGTTATTTTAGTGATTTCCATGATTATGTTTTAACTAATAGTTGGATGAATGTTACTTACGATGAAGGTCAAACTCTTGGCCATAAGCATCCAAATACTTTTTTAGTAGCTTCTACTTATCTAAACATACCTGAAAACAGTGGTTATTTTGAAGCTAAAGACCCTTTAGAAGATTTAAAATCATTTTACTATCGTAACGACCCAAGTTGGGCTTGGAAAGAAATACCAACAATAAGTGGAGATGTTTTAATCTTTCCCGGTTGGCTTAAACACAGGACACAACAAAATAAATCAGGACAAGAACGATGGGTTATAACAAGTTCTTATGACCAAATATTTAACAATGAATATTTTTTAATTCCTGAAAAAAATGATAACAAGAATTTATAAATTACATTTTGAATTTGATTGGGCGAAATTAAATCCAATATGTGATGAATTAATTAATATAGAAAAAGCAGAAATGAACTTAGTTAGAAATGGTAAAACATCTTATTTAAACGAACTTTCTCCTCATAACATGGAAGAGTTTAAGCCATTTTATACTTGGTTAAGTAAAAAAATTGGTGATAGATTTTTTATTGGTAATAGTTGGATTAATGTACAAAACAAAGGTGGGTATACTATAGAGCATAATCATCCTAATGTAGATATGGTAGCAGCAGCTTATTTAAGGATTCCTGACAATAGTGGGTACTTTGAATATAAAGAAAATTCAAATTGGAAACCATTACCTACTATAAATGGTGATGTAATAATTTTTCCCGGTGGACTTCAACATAAAACACAAGTGAATAATTCAACAGAAGATAGGTGGGTAATTACTACAAATTTAATTTTAAAAGATAAAAATTAATGAAAACAGTTTGTTTAAACTTAGAAGAGTGTAATGGTATGGGAGATTTGATATGTGCTACTCCTACTATCAAAAAGCTTTATGAAGCATATCAAAGAAAAATAATTGTTATCTCAAATATGCCTGAGATATTTAAAATGAATCCTTATGTAGAAAAAAGCTATAAAGCTTCATCTATAGATAAAGAATATTTTAACAAAAATTATATAATGCACAACTCGTTTTATCTAGTTGGAAAAAAAGATGAAAGAGGTGTAGAGATGAAGCATAATATGATGGATATTAGACAATTTCATGCTATTCATTTAGGATTTATGCTTAAACAAGATGAAATGGAGTGCTTTTATAAACCAACAGAAGAAGATGATTGTAAACTTGGACTTAGTGACAAAAGTACATCAGGTAATAAAAGATATGTTGTTATACACCCTGTTAACAGTTGGCCTAATAGAACTTGGTCAGAAGAAAATTGGATAAAATTATCTGAACATTTAATATCAATGGGTTATATGGTTGTAGCAGTAGGTAAAGATAGTTCTGAAACAGGATTCTTTAATGTACAAAAACCTGTACATAAAATGAATGATAATATTATTAATTTAATGAATCAAACTTCTATATCACAAACTTGGTATATAATAAACAATGCCAAAGCTGTTATCACAATGGATAGTGGTATTCTACATTTAGCAGGTACAACTAAGACACATATATTTGAGCTTGGTTCGGCAATCAATCCTGAATTTAGAACACCTTATCGAGAAGGAAAACAAGGATTTAATCATACATATATTAAAGGCGGATGTGGTTTACATTGTTCATCTAATATGAAATATGCTCTTGAATATTGGCCTACAATCGATTATGTACAACCTTTAATAGGTTGTTTAGAGAAGAAAGAAACCTACGAATGTCATCCATCTATAGAACAAGTTATTACTGCAATTAAAAATGAACTATGAAGAAATTACTAATTATCACCCCACATTTATCCACAGGAGGTGCTCCACAGGTAACTGTTAACAAAATTGAATTAATAAAAAATGATTTTGAAATTAAAGTCATTGAACATGCTTTTTTAGCTTGGGCTTTTGTTGTTCAAAGGAATAGAATTATTAATTTAGTAGGAGAACAAAACTTTCATTCTTTAGGAGAAGATAAATATAATGAACTTGTAGAAATAATGCAACAGTTCAATCCTGATGTGGTATCTATGGAAGAGTTCCCTGAGATGTTTATGGATGATAAAATGTCAAGTTTTTTATATTCTGAATCAAAAACTTGGAAAATAGTAGAAACAACACATGATAGCAGCTTTAATCCAAGAAACAAAAAATGGATGCCTGATAAGTTTGTATTTGTTAGTCCATATAATATGATGAAATACGACCACTTAAATGTACATCAAGAGATTATTGAATACCCAATAGATGCCAAAACTTCAGATAAAAGAATAGCAAGAGATAAATTAGGACTTGAGCATGATTATAAACATGCAGTAATTATTGGTTTATTTACTCCTAGAAAGAATCAGAAATATGGATTTGAGATGGGAGAAAAGCTTAAAGATTATAAAATTAAATTCCACTTCTTAGGCAATCAAGCAGGTAATTTTGAAAGCTATTGGAAACCATTGATGGACAATAAGCCTGAAAATTGCATTATTTGGGGTGAAAGAGGCGATACAGAAGACTTTATCAAAGCTGCTGACCTTTTCTTCTTCCCATCTAAAGGAGATAGAGGCAATAAGGAATTAAACCCTATTGTAATTAAAGAGGCTGCAGAATATAAGCAAATACCCAAGCTAATATATAACCTAGATGTTTATTTGAATAGGTGGAATGGGTACGAAGACTTTCATTATTTAACAGGCAATCTTACTGAGGATGCTGAAAAAGTATTACAATTGACACAAGCAAAACCAACTAACAATAAAAGAGAATTAATAATTGTAGGTACTTGGCCTAATTTAGAAAGTAGAAAACAATTAACAAAAGATACTATCAATAGCTTAAAGCCATTGGGTAGAAAAATTATGCTTTTGTCTCATTATCCTGTTGATGATGATATTCAAAAAATGGTAGATTATTATATTTATGATGAGCATAACCCATTGACACATCATTCATATTATACTAGGTTTTATAGATATACAGATGATTACCATGCTGAAATTAATATTAATGGTTTAAAAAATAGCAACCAATCATTGACTGTACTTACTAATTTATTTAATGGTGCTAAGGCCGCAAAATCATTAGGATATGAAGCTTTCTTTTATACTACTTATGATGTAGTATTGGACCCTAGAGATATACCACAAGTTGAAAAGGCATTTGATATTGGAGACAAAACAAATCCATATCTTCCAAAAGCCTATTTAGCAAGTTTAAATACCCCTTTTGGTAAAGGTATACAGACAAATGGTATGGCTTTTGAAGTAGACTTCTTTTTAAATACTTTTGATGATGTAAGAATTGCAGAGGAATATAATAATATTTGTCAAAATATTGGTGCTCAAAACTTTCTTGAAGATTATTTAGTTAAAAAACTGAAGGGTTTAGAAAACGATTATATTATTGAACATAATCAAGAAGAAACTCTATTAAAGCATAGCGGCCTAGGTGTGGCATCTAATTCTGAATATTATTCAATAATACCTGTAGTAAATAAGCCTAATACTTATATGTTTTATTTCTATACCTATAATGTAGATGATAGAAAGATAAATATTACTATGCGTGAAGGAGGACAAGATTTTTTCATATTTAGATGGCAAATTGATAAAACAAAAGAATTTAAAAAAGAATTTGAATACAAAAATCGTGAAATTGAAATAGAGCTTGACTTTTATGATGGAGATAGAATATATAAAAATGAAAAGTATATTTTAAATGATAAAACTCTTCATAAATATCAAAATACAGGTCATTATAAGATTAAAAACAGAAAACCTAAAATTAGATTAGTACACTTACAAACAACTAGAAATGATGAAAGAGAACAAAAAAGTAGAGAATCACTCAAGCATGTGGCCAACTATGGGTGGGAATATATCATACACACCAATACCCCTTATGCAGATTTGCCACCTAAGTACAATTGTCAAAGACCCAATTGTGTATCAATGGAACTCTTCAATGAGCAGCAAGTTAAAGAATTGGGAACAGCCCTCACCCCATCACATTATGGATGTTTTGAATCCTTCAAAAATGGGATAATGAGTGAGTTTGATGATAATATTGACTTTTTAATAGTATGTGAAGGGGATTGCATAATAGAAGTGCCTATACATGAATTTGTAAATAAGGTCGAAAGGTCTTATCAAATTATAGAAGACAATAAAATTGGTTATATGTCTTTTGGAGATGTAAAAACATTAGAGCATGGATGGTTACAATCACCTGTAAAGCAGGTAATACCTGACCAAGATTTATTATTTGTTACAGACCATATAATTGGACTTCAATGTATTGGGTTTCCTAAAAGTGTTAAAAAATGGTTATTTGAAAGACTAAGAACAGAGAAGTGGGATGCCGCAGATATGTACTTTAATCATGTTTTCTATGGTAGTCCATACAAATTTGGAATAGTTCACAATAGATTAACGACTCAAGCTGAAGGATTTTCATTAATTGACAAACAAGAAAAGAAATTTATATGAGAATAGCACAAGTTATAAGTAGTAATTTACCTATTTTACCAACAGGACAAAGGGGATGGGGAGCAACTGAATTAATCATGGATGAGTATACTAAAAACCTTAAAAAACTAGGACATGAATTAGACTTATTATATTTAAACAATGTAGACCCTAAAATATATGATATAGTTCATATTCATGTAGCAAACCTTTGTATTGAAGCTCATAAAAGAGGTATTGAGTATGTTTATTCAACTCATGACCACCATAGCTATCATTATGGTAAAAATAGTAGTAATTATAGAGAACAATTAGAAGCAATGAAGAAATCTATATTCTCTTTAGCTCCTGCAGAATATGTTGTGGATTATTTTGATGATACAGATAAGTTATTTTATCTATCTCATGGAGTAGATACTAGCTACTATACACCTAATTTTGATTATAGTAACCATAAGCTACTTATGTGTGCTAATAATGGAGTTGCAGGTGATTATGGTGCAGATAGGAAAGGTTTTAGATATGGTATTGAGGCTGCAAAATCATTAAATTTACCTATAACTATTGTTGGAGCAGATGCAAATACTAAGTTTTTTGAGATTCATAAAGACTTATTAGATTATGATAAATTGACTATTATAGACTCAAACCCAACTGAAGCAGAAAAGTTAAAGATATTTCAAGACCATACAATATTCTTACATCCTTCTAATTTAGAGTTTGGACATCCTAATTTAACATTATTAGAAGCTGCAAGTTGCTGCCTTCCAATTGTTGGTACATATAAAGGAACTAATAAAATTGAGGGAATGTATGTTATGAATGAATTAAATACTGAAGAAGTTATTAAAGGTATAAATTTTGTATCTAGCAGATATGATATTTTAGTTGTAGAAATGTCAATAAAAAGAGAATCTTACGATTGGTTAAATGTATGTAAAAATTTAGAAAAGAAATATAACGCTGTAAAACAATTCCAAAACTTTGATTCAAATACAATAAGAAACAAATACATTAATTTATATCAAAATATTTAAAATATGAGACTAGAAGTAATATCAATAGCTGATTTTTATAGTAATGTAGATGAAGTAAGAAAGTTTGCTATGGAACAAGAATATTATGAAGATGCAGGACATTTTCCCGGTAGAAGAACTAAACCTTTTCTAAACGATGGAGTTAAAGATTTAATACAAGATATAATTAGACCACTTTGCGGAGAAGTAACTTGGTGGGGAGGTAAAGATTCAGGATGTTTTCAATACACAACATCAGCCGATAGGTCATGGATTCATACTGATGGAACTACTTCATGGGCAGGTGTTATTTATTTAACTCCTGATGCACCACTTTCTGCAGGAACAGGTATTTATAGACACAAAAAAACAGGACTAAGAGGTTGGATTCATTCAGAATATAGCGAAGAAGAAAATTTAACAGGTGGACCACATACAAGAGACCAAGTTGATTATACTAAATGGGAAATGGTAGATAGAATAGGTAATATTTACAATAGGCTTATATTATATAGGGGTGATTTATTCCATGTCTCATTAGACTATTTTGGAAGAAATATTTCCGATGGAAGATTATTTCAAACATTTTTTTTAAATACTGAAAGATGATACAATACAAAATATCTCATGTAAATGGTTTACATTTTGAGCTTTTAAATGATGAAGGTAAAAATAGAGAATATGATGTTACTGTCATAGACAAAAGATTTAATGTAGGCATTTATGAAACAAAAATAAAGCCACAATCTTGGATTAAACTTAATAGAAAATATCTATCTGATTTATCTATTATATTGACTTATCAAGGTCGTGTAGTAAAACAAATTAACCTACTAGATGAGATAGTAGGCAAAAGAGTATTTATTGTATTTGAGTCTAAAAGTTTAGGTGATAGTATTGCGTGGATTCCATATTGCTTAGATTTTCAAGAAAAATACAAATGCCATGTAATAGTATCTTCTTTTAGAAATGAGCTATTTCAATCAGTTTACCCTGAACTTGAGTTTGTTGGAAGAGGAGTTGTGGTTAATAATATAGTTGCTCAAGTAGAACTTGGTTGGTTTTGGGATAAAGATAAAGAACCTTTTCATCCTGCAACAGTTCCTTTACAACAATCTGCTAGTAATATATTAGCATTAGATTATAAAGAAATACAACCTAGAATAGCTTTTACGCCATCCGAAAAGCCAATAGATAAATATATATGTATATCTACTCGTTCTACTGCTCAATGTAAACATTGGTACTATTGGCCTGAATTAATACAGGAATTGAAAAATATGGGTTATAGAGTAATTGAACTATCAAAAGAAGCTGATGATGTGGGGGCTGAAAAACTAGAAGATACATCTTTAGATGTTGCTATGAATTACTTACATCATGCTGATTTGTTTATAGGACTTTCTAGTGGTATTAGTTGGTTAAATTGGGGTATTCAAAAAAAGACAGTTATGATTAGTAACTTTACTAACTCAGAGCATGAATTTCAATCTAATTGTATTCGTATAACTAATGATAAAGTTTGCAATAGTTGTTGGAATAATCCTGTATTTAAGTTTAATAAAGGAGATTGGACTTGGTGTCCTGAGCATGAAGGTACGCCTAGACATTTTGAATGTCATAAATCAATTAGTATGCAAACTGTATTAAATGAAATAAAACAAAATTTATGATAGAAGAAGGTAAGATTACACCATTATTTCCAACTGTAATAATGAGTAATAAAATAAACAGAGATTTTACAAAAGATGAGATGACTTGCGTATTGGAACATTATGATAAATTAAATACAAAAACAGAATCTATAGTTTCAAATGATAATAATGTTTTTGATGATGAAAGGTTGTCTGATATAAAATATTTTTGTGAAGAAGCATTAAATCAATACTTTTATAAAATATATGACCCTATAAACCCGAATGATGTAAAATTAAGAATTACACAATCTTGGTTAAATTTTACAACTCAGGGAAAATTTCACGAAAAGCATAAACACTATAATTCATTTTTAAGTGGTGTACTTTACATTAATGCTTATAGAGATAAGGATAGTATTATTTTTACTAAAACTGAAACAGAATTTAATTGGCAGATACAATCAAAAGAATCAACTGCGTTTAATGCTAGTCATTTTCATAATAGCGTTAATACAGGAGATATAATAATATTCCCTGCTAATTTATACCATAGCACACCTGTAAATAATTATAATTATGTTAGAATTAGTTTAGCTTTTAGCTCTTTCATAACAGGAACTGTAGGATATATTGACGGACCATTAAAAGGAATTAATCAATTAAATATAAAATAATGAAATTAGACACACTAAGAATATTTGCTACTCCATTAATGACATTTGATATTGGTAGAGAGTTTACAAAAGAAGAGATAGATTGTATTAAAGGACAAGAATTAGGATTCAGCGTAGGAAACGAAGGTTCATATAATCATAGAGTTTTAGAAGACCCTGCTATGGCAAATCTTAAAAAGTTTGCACAAGAAGGTTTAGACCAATGGTTTATGGAAATTAATTCCCCTGCAAGACCAAATGAAGTTAGATTAAAGTTAACTCAATCATGGACAAATATTACAGAACCGGGTGAAAACCATCACCAACACTTTCATCCTAATAGTATTGTTAGTGGTGTTATATACATACAAGCAGATATTAATAATGATGAAATAGTATTTACTAATACAAAAGAGATATCACATTGGCAATTTGATGTTCAAAATCATAATGGTTATAATTCACATTTATATCATTTACCAATAAGAACAGGAGCTATGGTATTATTCCCTTCTCATGTTTTTCATGGCGTTCCTGAAACTACTAGTACACAAACTAGAATAAGTTTAGCTTTTAATTCTTTTTATGAAGGTAAAATTGGAATGGAAAATGACGGAGTTAATTACTTAGAAATAAATAATATTGTATAATTATTTATCATATTTAAAGTATTGGAAGAACCAATCATAGTTTTTATATAACCAATTACATGCAGGTTTACCTATAATTTGTTCTGCTTTTGATTCTTTCTTCTCTACTATATTTCTAATATCATGACTTGCAAAATAGAATACATCATTCTCTTTAGTAGTTTGTTCTACATTATTAAAATTATGATTAAAATATGGCAATTCTAAATAGTTATAAACTTTAGCCATTTCTTCTTTAGGGTTTTGGCAAAAATCTTCATATTTAATGAATAATATTTTAGAGCTATTTCTGTAGTTAATTATGTCTTTTAAGCCATCAAATACAACACCAAGTGGTTTAGTTTTTGTCCAATCAATTATTCTTTTTTCCATAGTTGTATTCTTCAAATCAGGCCAACTTACTAAAGGATTAATTACTAATGGGTTCTTTCTAAAATTAGATTCAAATGATGCAAATATGTCTCTAACATCTCTTATCATAATGATTATCTTAGGTTCATATCCAAAAATTGATTTTAAATAATCATAATTCATACCCCAATAAAAACTTTTATCTATAAAATATGGTTTATTAGTTATAGAATTAGCATAACCTTTCATTCCTTCTCTACAAAATGATAATACAGCCTTTTCCATTGTATTTACCTCTTGAGCTTTAAATTCAGCTTGTACATAAATAACTCTTGCAGCTTCTAAAAACTCTATAACTCCACTTGTTGGTGTAGCATACATATCAGGGTTTTGATTAAATACATTTTGTAATAATGTGCTTCCTGACCTAGGTAAACTGCTATTATAGAATATTTGCTGAATCATTTTATTGGTTTTGTTGTATTGAAAGCTAGACTTATCTTTAAATCATTACCTGTATTTTTAGGCTCATGATGTAATAAATTTGATGGAAATAGTAATAAATCACCTCTACCTGCACTAATTGTTTCTCCAATTTCTGAAAATATAATATTATGCAATGATATACGAGCATTTACATAGAATATACCACTAATAAAACTATTTGGATAATTAATAGAATGAAGAGACTCACCGGGCATAGAAAAATTCAACCATGATTCTGTAATAGAAATATCAGTATTATTGCTGTATTTATATATTGAATTTAAACAAAATGCTTTTATATCTATTAAATCAGGTTCTGATAAAACAGACATATTTTTTGTTTTTGCATTTTTGACATGAGCTTCAATATTAGCTACATTTCTTAAATATTTAACAAAACTTTGCCTTTCGTCTTTTGTAAAAGGTCTATCTATATTAGCCTTAAATATAATAGATTGCATATAAATTATTTATAATGCTCACCACCTACCCATAATACAAAAGAACGCCTAACTCCTTTAGTTACTTTTGTAACTCTGTGCATCATGTAAGAAGGGAATATAAATACAACCCCTTTGCCTTTTGGTGCTTTTACAGCTTCATCAGGGTTTCCGCCTTGAAAATATTCTAAATCACCTCCCTCATATTCACTAGGGTCTGATAATTGTACAGTTATACTAACTTTTCTTTTGGACATTTCACCCGGACCAACATCTTGATGCCAAGTATAATGACCGCCATTTTCTGCATAATATTCTGTGTATTGTATATTGTCTATTAAATAATCTAAATCAAAATGCCAAATAGCATTATTTGCTTCAACTATTTGGTGCATCATTTTCTCATAAAGCCATCTCCACTCATCTGTTGGTGGAACCCACTTTATAGAAGAAGTCCTAATTTCAGGATTTTCTTCATAATTGCCAATAATTGCAGGTTTGAATGGAAGTAAAGATACCCCTTTATAAATTATATCTAATTCTTCTGATGAAAAACCGGGGTTAAAAAAATAATAATTTTGAGAATCAACTGTTTCCTTAGGGAAAACTATAGATGTATTTAATTTTGATGTGTTCATTTTTGTGGTTATTTTTTGTAAATATAAATTTAAGTATTATTCTCTAATATTTTTAATTTTTCATCTAATTCTTGTAAAGCTTTCATAACAACACCTAAATTAGAAGGTACAACCATTTGGTCATGAGTACTAGTAGCTAATTCTTCAGGGGTATCTTCTGCAATAAATCCTATGTGTGTTTGTCCTTCAAGTCCTGTAATCTCAAACTCAAAAGAAACAATATCTGTACTGTTTATTATATCTAAACCTGATTTAGTAAAAGGCTCAATATTCTTTTTAACTTCTCTAGTAGATGCAGGGAAAAAATTACCACCACCTGCACCAATTCCACCATTACTATACCATTGACTTGAAGTATTATTGTAAAAATATATGCCATATCCATTTACATACATACCTCTTACACCACCATTATTTCTAATATTTGATGCAGAATAAACTTGTCCATTTGCAGTTATACTAGCAAATGTTGGAGAATCACCATAGTTTAATGATTGACCATTTGTATTTGAAGGACCTTGCGGACCTGTTGGACCTGTTGGACCTTGTGGACTAGCTCCTGTTGGGCCTTGCGGACCTCTAGCTCCTTGAGGACCTTGCGGACCTGTTCCTCCATTAACACCACTAGAACCTGATGTACCTCTAGCTCCTTGAGGTCCTTGAGCACCTGTTGGGCCTATTGGACCTTGTGGTCCTGTTGCACCATTAGCTCCTGCTAAACCTGAAGAACCTGAAGAAGCAGATGCACCTGATGTACCATTTGAACCTGCAATGCCTGAACTACCACTTGATGCAGATGTACCTGAAGAACCTGCAGCAGTTGATGAACTTGATAATCCACTTGTAGCAGAAGAGCCCATAGTACCTGCCGTACCTGATGTTCCTGAAGTTCCATAAAATCCTGTTAATGCAACAGTCCATGAACTATAAGAGCCTGAACCAACTGATTCTAAAGGAGTTATAATTAATGCACCTGTGCTAGGATTATATGACACTACTCTTCCAATAATATAATTGGTAGAATTTGCACTAAGCTGTACAAAATCATTTGCTACAAATGAAAGATTTGTATTTACAGTAAATGTCAAATTAGAATAAGGCATTGTTTCTTAATTATTTTTGTGCAAAAGGAGGAGTAATTACTACTACACTTGGATTAATTTTTTCTTGAAGTCTTGTTAATACTTTATTTTTAATCCAATTTACATTTCTTTGTTTTTTGTTTTCAGAATCTTCTACCCATTTTACAGCCATTTCATGAGTTATTTGGTCAACATTTGTAAATGAAGAATTTTCATCAAATTCTATTAATGTTGCTCCTGTCCAAAATTCACTAAAAAATTGACCTACTTCATTGGTATATTCACCATGTAAAGTAAAGGCAATTTTTGTAACTACATTATTTTGATTGTTTTTTGATGGTGCTACATGTAAATGAGTTATTTCCCATGTATATTTAATATCATTAATTGTCATATCTATTTATTTTGTAAGTTTTTAATTTTTTCATCTAACTCTTGAATTGCTTTCATAGCTACACATATTGTAGAATTTATTACCATTTGGTCGTGGTCTTTTGAAGACATTTCTTCAGGTGTTTCTTCTGCAATGAATCCTATTTTTGTTAAATCAGTATAAACTGTTTCATTTTCGTACTTATAAGATACAATTTCTGTTTGTTTGATAAGGTCTATACCTGATTTAGTAAAAGGTTGAATATTCTTTTTTACTTCTCTTGTAGAAGTTCCAAAGAAATATGCAGAACCTATAGAGCCATAAGAAAACCAAGTACCACTATTACCATACCAACTTACACCTTGATTAGCACTATTAGAAACTTTACCTCCATTAGGTACTAAAAAGTTACCACCTGCTAATGGGCTATTACTAGCCATATCACCATAAGTAACATTTGAACTAGTTGTTAATGCTTGATTATAAACTGTTTGTGGACCTTGACCTCCGGGAGAACCTGTTGGTCCTGTTGGACCGGGAGTAGCAGGACCTTGCGGACCTGTTGCACCTGTAGGACCTGTTGCACCTGTTAGTCCTGTTGGACCATTAACTCCTGAAACTCCTGATGAACCTGAAGTTCCTGTTGCACCTATTGGTCCTTGAGGACCTTGAGCACCTGTTGGTCCAATAGCTCCTGAAGTTCCTGAGGATGCACTCGTTCCTGCCGAACCACTAGTACCTGATGTACCACTTGTACCTGAAAATGCACTTGTACCTGCCGAACCACTTGTACCTGAACTACCTGCAGTACCTGCAGTACCTGATGAAGCTGAAGTTCCACTTGAACCTGCTGTTCCTGCTGTACCATTAGTTCCTGCTGTACCTGCATTACCTGTCAAAGCAACATTCCATATAGAATAAGTTCCACTTCCAATAGATTGTACAGGAGTAATTACCATAACACCTGTTATATCATTATATGACACTACCGTACCAATAACATAGTTATTCGCATCGTAACTTAGCTGTACGAAATCTCCTGCTACATAGCTTAAATTAGGTGAGCAATTAAAAGTTGCGTTAGCCATTGTTATTTTTATTTTGTAATGCTGTTATTCTATCATCAATTTCTTGAATTGCTTTTAAAACAACTCCAACTGTGTTTGTAATATCCATTACATTATGGTCAGGAGTTGATAATTCTTGCGGAGTATCTTCTGCAATAAAACCAATATGTTCTATATGAGTATGTTCTCCACTTTCCATATCAAAAGTAACTATTTCTGTGCTATTAATTATTTCAGTTGCAGAATCAGTATATGGCTTAATTTCTTTTTTAGATTCTCTTGAAGATGAGTTAAAAAAGTATGCCCCTCCTAATCCTGCATTACTAGCCCAACCAAAGTTAAATCCAAACCAAACAGGACCATAACTTCCTGCTATTCCTAAATAAGCGTCACCGGGCATATAAAATCTACTTCCTGCATAAAAAGTACCTGTAGTAGTAGGATAAGTAAATGTAACTGATGCTCCTGCATTATTATCTTGATTATAACTTGCAGAAGTACCTGTTGGGCCTTGTGGTCCTGTTGCACCTGTAGGACCTGTCGGACCCGGATTACCTGTAAATCCTTGAGGACCTTGAGCTCCTATTGGTCCTTGAGGACCTGTAGCACCTGAAGAGCCTGAAGTTCCTGAAGAACCACCTAATCCTTGAGGGCCTTGAGGACCTGTTGCACCTGTAGGACCTTGACCGCCTTGTACAGCACTTGTACCTGCAGAACCACTTGTACCTGATGTACCTGATGAATTAGATAAAGCTGAAGTACCTGCACTTCCACTTGTTCCTGAAGAACCTGAAGAAGCTGATGTACCACTAGTGCCTGAAGTACCTGAACTTCCATTTGTTCCACTTGTTCCTGAAATAACTGAAGTTCCTGAAGTACCATTTTGACCATCTAATGAGACAGTCCAAGTACTATAAGAACCTGCATCTCCTGAATAAGAAAGCGGTGTTACCACCATAACGCCTGTTACGGTATTATAACTTACTACTCTTCCATATATTGATGCGTTAGCCATTGTTAATTATTTTATAGTCCAAACCTTAATTTATTCTTTCTTTTTAAAAATATGGATGATATTAATAAAATACCCACTATTGGTATAATATTACCATCCAAATCCCAATTAGGCATCGATTGACCATTACTCCAATTATCTTTATTAGATAACCATTCTTGTCTAGCTGCTGCTCTTTTAGTGCTATCTACTTGAGAATAAGAATTAATGCTAAATAATAATAAAAATAATATTAAATATTTTTTCATAATTTTTAATTTTTAATATCCAAATCTTGTTTTAGTTGAATTAAAGTTTTGAAGAACTTGTGCATCACTCAATGCTATATTATAAACAATCATTGAACCATAACTAGCGTTATACTTTGTAGCATCATTTGAACTATTCCAACCTGTACCTGAATTTCTTAAAACTGTATTTGAAGTATTTACAGTAGCTCTTAAAACACCATTTATATATACTTTTAAACTTACTCCCGGATTCCATACTGATATATGATTATACCAAGTATTACTACTTGGACTTGAAGAGTATGAACTATTTGTTTGAGTTATACCGGGTACAGAAGTGATTATTGAAGCATTAAATGCGTTTGACAAGAATACAGTAGCAAGATTCCATCCATTGGGATAACCTCCTGTCATATCATTGCCTCTTGCCATAGGGATATTTGTAAAACTTGGAACATTAAACCAACCACCCCAAGTAAAAGCACTAGTACTACTTCCTTGAGAAGAAAGACCAAAATCTATATATCCTGTATTAGATTGTGTGGAAATATAACCACCGTTTGCAGAATTATAAGCTGTACTACCACTTAATGTACCATTATAACCATTTCCACTTAAATCATACCATGTACTTCCTGTTCCTGAATATGAAGCAGGATTACTAGCATCAACATATAATTGCAATCCACTACTTATTACATTCAATGTAGTTGTAGTAGTTGTAGTACTAGTTGTAGTAGTATAGTTAACACCTGTTAGTGTTACAAAATCATTTGCAACAAATCTCAGATTAGGCTGAAGTTGAAATGTTAAATCTGCGTATGGCATAGTTTTTTAGTTTTTTATGGTTTTTTTTATAATCCAAATCTTGATTGTAATGCGTTATAGTTTTGTAACACTTCTCCTGCTGTCAATGGTCTATTGTATACATAAGCAGTATATAAATTTCCATAAGTACCTGTTTGAGTTGGGTCTCCTCCTAAATTATAGTTAGCTGAGTTAGCCCAAGCTGAAGTTATATTATTTTTATTAAAACCAACATTACTTTGTGCAATTGCACTACCATTTACATACATAGTACTTGTAAAAGTTGATTGATTCCAAGTAACTGTCATTAAGTAAGTTGTTCCATTTGATATTGTATTTGCACCACCTCTATTATCAGAGCTACGAATAGGACCATTATCACTTAAATACTGTCTTAATGTATTTGTCCATAATCCACCTAATGTTCCAATTTCAAAAACACTTCCTTTATCACTTGCGTAAGTTGACCATAAAGTGCTTCTAGTACTAGTATTTGATGGTCTAAATATCATTGAAACAGTTATACCAACAGTTCCACTAATTTGATTAGAGTTAAATCCATATAAATTACTATTACCTAAGAAGTAATTAGAACTTGAGCCACTAAAACCAAAATAAGATTGTTGACCTGCTGAAGTAAATGGTACAGAACCTTGTCTTGTTGCATTATATCCATTACCTGTTAAGTCAGTCCATGTATTACCTGAGCCTGAATAAGAAGAAGGATTACTTGCATCTAAATTAACTATTAATCCATCTGTAACGAGACCTCCTGATGCTGTACTAGTTGTCGTAGTCGTACTAGTAGTAGGAGCTACCGTTGTAGAAGTAGTTGTGGTGCTAGTTGTAGTTGTAGGAACTTCCGTTGTAGAAGTAGTTGTGGTGCTAGTTGTCGTAGTTGTCGTTGTTGGACAAACATAACTAGAATACTCTGCAGTAATTCCTGTTGAATTTCCCGGAGCCCAAGGTTCCCAAGTTCCTGTACCTAGCTGAGAGGTATTTCTTGCAACATTACCAACTGCAGTATTAAAAATATACCAAGCATCACCACCAAAGAATATAGAACCACCTCCACCTGTTAGAGCAAAAGCTTCTGAAGGATTAGCTCTTGTATAAGTTCCATTGGCAGCAGTATAAGAACCATTAGAAATAATAATATTATTAATATATGGTGCACAAATTGTAGTTGTTGTTGTAGTAGTACTAGTTGTAGTTGTTGTTGGAGCTGATGGTGTAGCATTAACTAAAGCCACCATATTAGCATAATCACTATCTATTTGATTCTGAGATAATGTAAATGAATACAACATGCAAGATTTAATGTAACCTACAAAACTGTCAACATTTGTAGAATCACTTAAATAAAAGTTTTGAGTTGGGTTATTTATAGCAACAGTTGTATTACCTGAATCAATAGAGCCACTAAAATTAAATAGCTCATAACTTAATAAGGAACTTGTTGTATCGTATGTAAAAAATACATTGTACCAAGTATCTGCAGATAAAACACTTCCACCTAAATCTTGATAAGTTCCATTAACAAGTATTTGAACATTGTTGTTTGTTATTTGTACTTGAATATATCCCCATGATGCCAAAACTTGTGTAGTAGATGTATTATCTGCTTTAAACCAACAACTAAAAGAAAAAGATTCTGAACCATTAGGAATATCACCTGTATTATTTAATTCTAAATTTTCCCCCTCAACCATTTGAATTGCATAATTATTTGCATAACTTAAAACAATTGGGTTTGTGTTGTTAGACATATAAGTTCCAACATTATCACCTTGTGTGTATCCTGATGTAAAACATCTAACTAATGCAGGTGTTGTAAGATATTTTGATATACAAGAGGTAAATCCTGAAATAAAACCGCATACGATACCTAAATTTCCTGCATCTCCATCTGTAGGAACAACTTGTAAATTAGTTGAAAAATTTGGTAAATTATATGGCATAATTAGAATGTTACTATTTAACATCCCATTAATTGCTGTACTTGTATTTGTATAAGCTGATTGACCTTCGAATAAATATGAATTTGCAATTTGAATTAATTCATTTGCATTATTAGCGTATCTTATATCATAAGTTTGGTCATAAGGAGCTATACTTGTCAAATTCCTTACTACTATGAATATATCTTCTTGATAATTAGAACTTAATAAATCTGAATCTACTCCATTAAAAAAGAATGTTTCATCACTTGCTCCATATCCTATATCATTTATACCAATAGGTGTTGGATAATATGAAGTTGCTCCTTGTACTTGCCATAAAAATTGAATTAGAGTACGAATATTATTATTAGTAGGGTTATTATTTCCACTAGCAGCTAATAAGGTATTTGGATTTATATTATTCATTTTATATTTTCTAAGTCAAAGGTAATGTTTGTGTTGTTCCTGAAGTACCATTATATGTTGATGAATTACCTGAGGTTGCTGCAGTTCCTGAAGATGCTGAAGTACCTGCTGTTCCACTAGAACCTGAAGAAGCCGCTGTACCTGAGCTTCCATCTGTTCCTGAAGTACCGCTAGAAGCTGAAGTACCTGAGCTACCACTTGTTCCTGATGAACCACTAGTTCCTGATGAAGCAGAAGTACCTGCTGTACCATTTGTACCACTAGTTCCTGAAGAACCGCTACTACCTGAAGATGCTGAAGTACCTGCTGTACCATTTGTACCTGAGCTTCCACTTGTTCCTGCAGAAGCAGAAGTACCTGAGCTTCCACTAGTTCCACTTGTTCCTGAAGTACCACTTACACCAATAATATTAAAATAGAATACAGCATTTGGAGCAGGGTCAGTACCACCACTACCAATTTGTGTTACATCATAGTTTTCAAAACCTGCTGTAAGAGGAGTATTTGTAATTACTTTTAAAAACTTAAAAGTAGATTTATCTATTAAACTTGTTAATCTAATAACAGTATTTGCTCCAATGAAATTTAAGTATGTAGAAAAATTTACTGCAGGATTATATGCGTTATCACTAATCGCAATGCTAGTTACAGTTTCTCCCCATGAGTTAATGTCTAATGTAAATTTTGTACTTCCGGGATTTGTTGTAGTATCAGGGCTTGGGTTATATAACCATTCTGCTAAATTACCATCAGCACCTTCATTTCCACTAGTACCGCTAGAACCTGATGTTCCTGTTGTACCTGAAGTACCTGTTTCTCCTGAGCTTCCATTAGTACCACTAGAACCTGAAGTACCGCTTGTTCCATTTTCTCCACTTGTACCACTAGAACCTGAAGAACCATCAGTTCCATTAGTTCCGCTTGTTCCTGCAGAGCCTGAAGTACCTGCTGTACCATCTCCTCCTGCTGCTCCTGCTAAGTTAACTTCCCAAGAAGTAAATATACCTGTACCAACTATAGTAACTATTAATATTTCCATTGCACCATCAATAGATGTGTATGAACTAACATTTCCTTCTAAATAATCAGTTATACTATTAGATACTACTACAGTTTGACCTATTGTGTATGCTAATCCTGTTGCTACAGTAATATTTATACCATCACCCGGAGCTAATGTTCCTAAATCAATTGAATCAGTTGTTGTTGTTTTATATAAATCACCACTTAAACCTGATGTAGCTGCTGTTCCTGAGCTTCCACTTGTTCCTGCTGTTCCGTTAGTGCCTGATGTTCCTGAGCTTCCATCTGTACCTGAGCTTCCATCTGTTCCGCTTGTTCCATTTTCTCCTGAAGTACCTGCAGTTCCATTAGTGCCTGAAGTTCCTGCTGTTCCATCATAACCTGATGTACCGCTTGAACCTGAACTACCATCTGTTCCGCTAGTTCCTGTAGTTCCTGAAGTTCCTGTCGTTCCACTAGTTCCATCTAATGCAGAAGTACCACTTGAGCCATCAGTTCCTGAAGAGCCTGAAGTTCCACTAGCACCACTTACTCCTGATGTACCTGAAGTTCCACTTTCTCCTGAACTTGCACTTGAACCTGAGCTTCCGTCTGTACCTGAGCTTCCGTCTGTACCTGAAGAGCCTGAAGTTCCACTTGAACCTGAAGTACCACTTGAACCTGAAACAGCAGATGCCACCACAGTCCATGTATTAAAAGTTCCTGCTCCTAAAAAATTTGTAGGTAAAAAAGTAAAAATTCCTGTATTAGGGTCATAGCTTACTACTTGACCAAAAATATAGTTATTCTCATCATGTATCACCTGAACATATTGGCCGGGATAAAATGATAAACCTGTGTTAGTGGTTATGGTAATATTAGAATAAGACATTTATATTTATTTTATATTTTATTAGACTGTTGTAGTAGTTGTTGTTGTACTAGTAGTTGCTTCTGCAGGTGGAATAGTAATTGTACTTCCACTTGTTCCTGCCATTAAAGTAGATAATCCTGAAGTTGCTGCTGTACCTGCTGTTGCTGCTGTGCCTGAAGTTCCACTACTTCCATCAGTACCACTTGAACCATCTGTTCCTGTAGTTCCTGAAGTACCATTTTCTCCTGAAGTACCGCTTGTTCCATCAGCAGCAGAAGTACCACTAGAACCATCTGTTCCACTAGTACCTGTTGTACCACTAGTTCCATTACTACCATCAGTACCACTTGAACCTGAGCTACCACTTGTGCCATTGCTACCATCTGTACCTGAAGAACCTGAAGTTCCACTAGCACCACTTACTCCTGAAGTACCTGAAGAACCACTTGTTCCTGAGCTTCCTGAAGTTCCTGTGCTACCACTCGTTCCTGAAGAACCTGATTCACCTGAAGTACCTGAAGAACCGCTAGAACCATCAGTACCTGTTGTACCTGAGCTTCCGTCTGTACCACTTGTACCACTTGTTCCTGATGAACCATCTGTTCCTGTAGTTCCTGAAGTTCCTGCAGAACCTGAAGTTCCACTTGAACCTGCACCACCTGTAGCACCATTTAAGTTAATTTCCCATGAGCTATATTCTCCACTACCTACTGTTATTGTAGGAGCATCAAAATATAATATACCCGGAACAGCTGTATAAGATACTACATTACACTCTTGGTAATTATTAATATCATAAGCTATAATAATTGATTGACCTACAGTATATGATAAATTAGGAGATACGGTTAATGAACCACTATTTCCTAATGTAAATGTTTCTACTGAAGTAGTAGCATATCTATCTCCTGCTGCTCCTGAACTACCACTAGTTCCTGCAGAGGCAGAAGTTCCTGAAGTAGCTGAAGAACCTGAAGTTCCACTTGAACCTGAAGTACCTGAAGAACCTGAAGTTCCTGAACTACCATCCGTACCTGAAGTACCTGTTGTACCTGAAGTTCCACTTGATGCAGAAGTACCTGAAGAACCTGAAGTTCCTGAAGCTCCTGCTAAGTTAACAACCCATACATCATAAGTACCTGAACCTACAACTGTAACAGGTGCTGAATATGTTAATAATCCATTTGAAGGATTATATGTAACTACTTGACAAATTTGATAGTTTGAACTATCATAAGTCATTATAAATGTTTGAGCAGAGGTGTATGCTAAAGATAAACCGATTGTTATAGTACCACTAACTCCTAAAGTTGCAGAAGTTGTAGAGGCTGTTCTATATCTATCTCCTGATAAACCTGCTGTTGCAGAAGTACCTGAAGTACCTGTTGTTCCACTAGAGCCTGAAGTACCACTAGAACCATCTGTTCCTGAAGAACCTGAAGTTCCTGAGGTACCTGTAGTTCCTGATGAGCCTGAAGTTCCTGAGCTACCATCTGTACCTGAAGTTCCACTTGAACCTGAAGTTGCAGAAGTTCCACTAGTTCCTGAAGAACCTGAAGTACCTGTAGTACCTGTAGTTCCTGAAGTTCCTGAGCTACCATCTGTACCTGAGCTACCATCTGTTCCGCTTGAACCATCTGTACCTGTTGTACCTGAAGAACCATCAGTTCCTGAGCTTCCGTCTGTACCTGAAGTACCACTAGAACCATCTGTTCCTGAAGTTCCTGAGCTACCATCTGTACCTGTAGTTCCGCTAGAACCTGAAGTTCCTGAGCTACCATCTGTTCCACTAGAACCATCTGTTCCTGAAGTACCATCAATGCCTGAAGTACCGCTAGAGCCATCAGTACCTGAAGTACCATCTACTCCACTTGTACCACTAGAACCATCTGTTCCTGTAGTTCCGCTAGAACCTGAACTTGCACTTGTACCACTAGTGCCTGAAGAACCTGAAGTACCATTTGTTCCTGAAGAACCTGAAGTACCTGAAGAACCATCTCCTCCTGCAGCACCTGATAAGTTTACAGTCCAAAAGTTGTATGTTCCTGAACCTGTAAATGTTGTTGCATTAAATACTAAAGTTCCATTATTTGAATTATAAGATACAACATCACCAAATTGAATGTCGTTAATATCGTAAGCAATGGTTACAGCTTGTCCTATTGTGTAAGAAAGGCCTAAACCAATTGTAATTGTAATTTGTCCTGAACCTGATAAAGTAAATTCAGTACTTGAGGTCGTTCTATATCTATCTCCTGATAAACCTGCTGTTCCTGAAGAGCCTGTTGTACCTGAAGTACCGCTTGAACCATTAGTTCCACTTGAACCTGAAGAAGCAGAAGAACCTGAAGTTCCTGCTGTTGCAGAAGAACCTGAGGTACCTGCTGTTGCATCTTGTCCTGAAGTACCTGCAGTTGCATCACGACCTGAAGTACCACTTGTACCATCTGTACCTGAAGTACCATTTGCTCCACTAGTTGCAGAAGTTCCACTTGATGCAGAAGTACCTGAAGAACCATTTGTACCATCTATTCCTGAAGTACCTGAAGAACCATCTAAACCTGAAGTCGCATCACGACCACTTGTTCCTGCAGTCGCATCACGACCACTTGTTCCTGCAGTTGCATCACGACCTGAAGTACCTGCTGAACCTGAAGTACCATTACTACCATCCGTACCTGTTGTACCTGCACTACCACTAGAACCTGAAGTTCCTGAAGAGGCAGAAGAACCTGATGTACCTGTAGAACCTGATGTTCCACTAGTACCATTGACACCACTAGTACCACTATTACCGCTTGACCCTGCAGCACCTGAAGTACCACTAGAGCCATTATTTCCACTAGAGCCTGATGTACCATTTGAACCTGCTGTACCATTTGTTCCACTCACACCACTTGAACCACTTGAACCGCTTGAACCTGTTGTACCTGAAGTACCTGCAGTTGAATTTCCTGAAGTACCACTAGAACCACCTGCACCTGAAGTACCGCTTGAACCTGTTAAACCTGTTGAGCCTGAAGTACCTGAAGAAGCACTAGTTCCACTAGTACCACTAGAGCCATAGCTTATACCACTAGTACCTAGAGTACCTGATGTACCTGAAGTTCCTGATACGCCTGATGTACCTGCAGAACCATCAGTTCCACCGCCACCACCGGCACCGCCACTAATAAAACTAAAAGTATCTCCTCCTAAAAATGTACTACTCATTACAAATTATTTAATCAATTCAAGTAAATTAACTTCCTTTATATATTTACCATCTTGATATACAAAATAACGAATTTCTTCTTCATCTTCTCTATCAAGATATACACAAACTTCAACATTTGTAGAGCTTAATTGAGATTCTAAATTCTCTATTATTTTTTTGATTTGAGGGGGAACTAAAACAGTATATCCCTTCATATCAAAAGCTCTAACATTTAGTATCTCTTTAATACTAGTTTCCCTGAATGGAGCATGGTCTTGACAATACATATAACCAACTTCTCGTTCAGGAGTCAAACGCAAAAGGAAAGACACATCTAATTGGTCTTTCTTATTATCTTTTGCAAATCTTTTTATGGCTTTGTTAAAAATTGTTCTTGTTTCCGATAGGATAAATTCTTCCATTTTTATGATTTTTTTTTGTTTTAATATTTTTATTGATAAGATAATACTACATCTGCTATTCCACCACCTGCAACATTTATAGATACTCCATCAATTGGATTTTGTGTTGATGCTGCAGTTAGTGTTACACCTTGGCCCGTAGCAAAAGTAACTAAATCTGATGCAGCACCATTAAAGGTTGCTGTACCTAAAAGAGTTACAGGTCCTTGTCTAGCTAAAATTGATATTCTAACTACATTTTGACTAGCTGATACAGTTAATGAATCATTAGTAATTGTTTTAGACCAAATATTAGTTGCTCCCATTTCTTATTTTTTTAAAAGATTTTTCAATGTGTTTTGATATGTGAATGGTATTGTTGTTGATAAAAAACCACTCTTTACTTTCATATATCCATCTGCTACTATTACAACATCTTTCAATGCTACAGTCAAAGTCAATATATTAACAATATTTTTAATAACCAAGCTAGGGTTAAAGCTAAATTTATAGCTTACCTCAGTTGTTTGTGTTGGCTTAATAGTAAATTCAGTTGATTCATTAATTGAACCTACTTTCGTACCATTCATAATTACATCAAGAAAAATCTCAGTAACCTTAGCTTCGACATTAGATGCGTTATAGACTTTTAAAAATATTTCAAGTGTAACATCTTCTTTAGCGATATTAACAATTTTTAACCCTGAAATGGTGTATTGAATATCTTTTACAAAATCTATTTGCTTCTTATAATAACGGAAAAGGGCGTAACCAATTACGCCTAATCCACTAATTATCAATGCAGGTTTTAAATATTTCATTCTTAGTCTCTTCTTAATAAGAGAATTAGAGCAATTACTCCAATTCCACCGTAAATTAATAAATTTTTATTAGAACCAAGTGCATTTTGCACAGAACTTAATGCCCCTTCACCACTTGTAGCAGGTGCGTACAAAGGTTGGCCTACAGGAGTGCCAAAAAGGTCTGTTTTTGCTTGTTGAACACTAGCTTCTGAAACATTAGTTAAAGTCTTTATCAAATCAGCTTTTTTAGCTTCAGATTGTGCTTTAGCTTGTATATTTAAACAATCAGCATTAGATTGTGCCATTTTTAAATTCGCTTCTGCTTTTCTAGCTACTATTAATCTGTTTTTAGGATATTCAGTAACATGACCTTTAGCTAATCCCAATTCTTTAGTTTGAGCTTCAATGTATAAAGCAAGTCTTTCTAAACTTTTTTCAATATCATCACAATTACCTTTTGGTAAAGCTGCGACAAAATCTTCAGCTTCTTTAGTAGCTTTTGCTTTATTGTCTTTGAATGTTTTACTTCCAAAAAGGTTTTCAAACTCTTCATTTATGTCTACTCTTTGAAAAACCTCCTCATTACCTGAGAAGTTTTTAAACTTTTGGTTTTCATCAGTAAACTGCTTAGTATCCCCTAATCTGCTTTTTGCAAGGGCACCAAGTTCATTATTTTCAATCATGTCTATTGCCATAACTAGTCTTTTTTCTTCATTAAGTTAGAAAATACCACCAATAAAATTAAACCTGCAACACCATATAACAAATATTTAGTAATATTAGATGCAGGAGCAGGTGAAGCTTGTGGTAACCCATCAGGAGCTAAAACCGCCTTTGAGCAATCTAAATTTGGTATATAATTTTCAAGCTCTAAAATTCTTTTCTTTAAAGCTGCTGCATTTCTTGCTCTTACTCTTTTAGCACCTGCATCTCCACCTGATTCAGCTTCTAATTGAGCCAAAGTAAGTTTTGCTGTTTTATATATATGTTGCATTTGAAGACAATCTTCTGAGAAAGGATATTTCTTTTTCATTTCATCTTCAGCCGCTAAAACTCTTTTTTGCTCTGCGTTTTTAGCAATACCTATTCCTGCAAGTGTTAAACCACCTGCTACTGCTGCCCCTATTGCTATTTTTTTACCTGTTGGTCCTAATATTGCCATATAATTATTTTTTCTTTATAAACATATAATAAGCTGTAAAACCTAATATTACTGCTAATCCACCGTACAATAATATTGATTTACTTCCTGAATTTTGAACTCCATAAGGAGGTGGATAATCACCTTTAGCACCATTTGCTTCTCCACCTACAGGCACACCATCGTTATTTGCAATACTATCAGCTAAATCAGTTGCATCAGTTGTAGTTGATGCAGGTTTTGATTTTGCTATATTTTTAACGCTATTTGGCATATTCAACATTGGTATCTGAAAGCTATATGGTGTACTTCCTAAAATAGTTTGAGAAGTAACTTTTGGAAGAGTAGCAAAAGAAGGATAAGCAATTTTAATAATATCACTACCACTCATACCGCTTTGTAAATCTTTAATTTTATTTTGAAGCTGCATAATTCTATTAGATAAAGCAGTAATGTTTCTTTGTCTTACACGCTTACCTCCTGCAGTTTCAGGTTGTTCATTTCTTAAACCAACTAAATCTACATTAGCCGCATTAACACTAGCTTGTAAGTTAGATATGTTATCACTTAAAGGATATTTCTGTGCATAGCTATTACTTGCTTCTGTTACTCTCTTTTTTTCTGATTCAAAAAGTGCCATATATTAAAATTTATATTTAATTCCTTTTGTTGCTAATTTATTGTTCAAAGTCTGCATCTGTGTTGTATCCAATTCTGAATTTAACATAGCTGATAATGACATTGGAGGTGTATTTGCTGAGAAGAAAGACTCTCTAGGGTCATCTGAGAAAGGACATCTTACTTTTTGTCTTAAACCAAATACTTGAACCAATAATAAAACATCTGCTTGATTACTTACTTTATCAAATTGAGAATAAATTTTTTCTTCATCTGTTCCACAATCATTTGAAGCTGCTACAATTGCATTAGCCATTGCTTCAACAGTTGTTTTAGCTATTGTTGGTCTTTTACCATTTTTTACTTCAGTTTGTAATTCATTAGTAGCATCGTTAACTTCTGTTAAAGATTCTGCTTTAGTTTTAGCTTCTTTTATCTTTCTTAAAATAGCAGTAACAGCTATGTAACCTACAACAAGTCCACCCACGACTACAACACCTTTAGCCCATTGTGGTAATTCTGTATAAACTCGTAAAGCACCTTTATCTGCCATAACTTTAATTTTATTCGCCTACAGCGTAGACATCTTTTATTTTATATTCTTCAATATAGTCCTTTATGAACCTATTGATTATATCATATCTTCTTTTGTTCTGTTCTGTAGGATAACCAATAAAGGTATCTATAAAAGCAGAATAGGCCTCTTTGATAGGGTAGCCCAATCCTAAATAAATTGTAAGTCCGTTCAAATCCGCTTCAGTCTCATTAGAAATATCGCTATTCAAATAAAAATGGCTAAACTCATGTAATAATATTGCCATTCTCATAGGAATAGTAAATGGTAAGAAAGCTTCCTGAGACACTTGTATACGACCATTCTTGGTACTTATACGAGCAGGTGTAGCCATCTTTGCATTTGTTTTGTTGTTTGTTATATAAGGTAAGTATTCAATTTTAAAAGCACCTACTGTACTTATATAATCTTTTGGAGCTTGTATCCAACCTGCGTTAAATGCAAACTTCTGAGCAAAAGCAACAAAATTCCTAACTAAAGAATTGTCCATTTTGGTTTGACCCAAGGTAATGTCCAAATCTTCTTTTTTAATTTCCACTACTTCAAAAGAACTATCCTTACCTTTTGGTAAGTTGCCATTTTTTTTATTATAAATTGATAGAGCAGTTGAACTAGGGGATAATGGCATCCTTACATACAACTCTTGTACTCCTTCAATGGTTTTTTCCCTTTCCATAAAAACTGTATTGGCTTGTGTTGGGTCAAATGCCTTTAACACAATAAGTTGAGGTGAATTTGTTTTTACCACAACTTTAACCATTACAGGTTCATATCTTGTCCACAATTTGTACTGCATCTTATATAAATAAAGGTGCTTGTACTTTATCAGGTTGGATTTCAAATCTACCTGCTCTTAATTGTTCTCCTTTTTCTCTTACTCTCTTTGACACTAAATCAGAAGGCATGACTATATTGTACTCAGCCTTAAAAGGAGTACTATACTTATCTTGCTCTTCTTTAAGAACATCAACTATTAAGTCTTGTGTTGTTACTTTCTTTTTATTATTCTGATAATAATACCAAAGAGCAACAGCTCCAACGCCACCTAATACCCACCAAATAAAATTATCTTTTTTCATTATGCTTTCTTTTTTAATACATTAACAGCAACTATTGCTACTATGATTACTCCACCTGCTATTAATAAGGTGCTTACAGGGAAACCTAAAACTGTTTTATTCATTTCTTCTTGTTTTAAATCAGTTAATTTTTTACCTACTTCTTGATTTAGATTAGAATTTATAGGGAAAATACCTTTTGTCTTTTCTCTAGTCAACCAATCTGAAAAATTCAATGTGCCACCCTCGTCTTTATATTCTTTAAAAAGTTGGTTAGCAGTAAGCTTTTTATCTAAATTCACTTCTTCCATTTTATGGTTATTTTTTGCTTTAAAATTACTAATTTATCATCACACCGAAAGGACTAAATTTAGCAAATTTACCCCCAAGGCCAAGTACACCTATTGAAGCCATAATGTATCCACTAGGTAGTACTTTCATATCTTTAATTTCAAATCCATTAACAATAACATCACCTTTCTTGGCGTATTTGTTTACAGCGTTTAATTCTAAGCCTGATGCTGATAAATCTCCTATAACATATCCTAAGTCGTTCGCTGCATAAACACTTTTAGTATTGTTTAACTTCCAATTATTGATAATTTCATTCGCAGTTATACTTCTATTAGCGTTTATTGAAGATGCTAAAGCTTTAGATTGTGCGGTAGTCTTTAAAGAATTTAAAGTAGCTATATCTTCTTGATTATCAACACTTTTCTTATTCAAATACTTAAATAAAGCAGCTTCTGTTTCACTTCCAAAGTCTCCATCAATACCGTATTTAGGTAATGCGTTTGCATCAATACCTACTAAAATAGTCTGTAGTTCTCGAACCTTTTCTCCTTTACTACCTTTAGCCAAAGGGAAATAATTAGAAACTGTAGCCTTACCATTACTTGTTCCTGCTTCGGAATCACCCACTTGCTTAGGCGTACCAACAGATTTACCTAGTAAATTTTTAATCACTAAATAACCACCTATTGCGATAGCAGCCAAAGCTGCCATTTTGATGTACTTATTATTCATTATTATCATCTAATTTAGGTAATAAAACTTGAGATATAACACCACCAAGTAAAGCTCCTACAAACGCAGAAGAGACTAAACTATAGCCTCTTGTAAATCCTATTAGTAAGCCTCCACCCATGCCAATCAATGCTCCTGAAACAGTTCCTTTCATTTTCTTTAAGGCCATGCTTTCAGAATTAGATTTTAATTGTTTTACTTTATCTAATATATCTTTTGCCTCTGCCATTGTTTTTATTTTAATTGTGTTGTGCGTTCCACTTTTTTAAAGCGGAATCTCCATCTAATTTATTTTGCATAACTTGATATTGTTTATAAAGTAAATAAACTCCACCTGCTACTGCAGCATAAATTAAAATGTATTTTGTTGTTTTATTCATTTTCTAGTTTTGAGGTATTATAGGTATATCAATTTTTGTAGCACCTAAATTTTTAACTGTTTTAGCGTTACAAGCTGTAGCTAAGTTCTCATGAAAACCTGTTGCGTTCATGTAACCACCGCTACCATTAATAAATTGTCCAATACCTCTATCATAAACATTAGGAATAGAATTTTGAGGTCTAATATAGATGGGTTTCTTTAAATTAATCATTGTATCTAAAGAACCATCAGAACCTAACATACCTTCTTTTCCTGTGCTATATTCTACCTTTTCAGGTGTGTCAGCATCAGAACCTTTTAATAATACGCTTTTAGGCTTACTGTAGTATTTCCATAAATGGTAACCTACTATAACAGCACCTGCGTATAACAATACTTTTTTTGTATTTGTCATAATTTTTAAATTATCTGATTAGAACATTCTTTTAATCATTCTTTGAGCTCTTTGTGGATTTCTAGTCATAACTTTTTCTAATCTATTTAATTGTCTATCGCTAGGACCACTTGCGTTAAGAACACCTAAATCTCCTGTAAAGTTTTGATTTGCTAAAACATCTAAGTCTCCTGTGAAGTTCTTTGCAGCAGTTGCAGGAGCAATTACTTTAGCATCTTGATTTTTCTTATATAAATAATAACCTACAGCAGCAACACCTGCAATAATCAATAAATTTTTACCTTTTAACATTTTTTAATTTTTTAAAATTTAAAATTAATATCCCATAGTTCCTGTGAAGTTAGTTGCAGCAGTTGCAGGAGCAGAAGCAGCAGCATCTTTTTTCTTCTTCATCATAAAATAGTAGTATGCTACAGCACCTACACCTAATAAAATCCATAAATTTTTACCTTTTAACATAATTTTTGTTTTTGTTTGTTATTTAATTTAATTTTCGAACTCTGTTGGAATTACTACTGAATCAGGAACTGATTGATATTTCTTTTCATATATCTTATAAAGTGTATATAAAACAAATACAAATCCACTTATCCATAATAATTCTTTATTCTCTTTAGTCATTTTAATTTATTTTAATTTCAGGAAGTGAATTTGGAACACCTATCCATGGCATTGGTTTAACATTTATAGGGTCAAACTGCACTATCTTTTCTTTTCCATTTTCACTAACCAAAGTATTTTTTTTCTTTTTTAATAAAAGATATGCTATTACCAAAGCACCTCCAATTAATAATATTTTTTTATTATTGGACATTATTTCTTCTTATATGATTTGTATAAAACAAATCCTAAAACACCAACAGCTAACACACCAACACTAATCCATACATATAACATAGTGTTAGATTTCTTATCTGCATTAGGTAATTGTTGTCTTAAAGTATCTTGATAATTTTGTAATTGTAAAGACTGAGCAGTAACAGCATTTTGCTGTGCTTGAGTCTTATTAGCTAAACTAGTTAAACCAATATTAATACCTGCGTTGATATTATCTTTTGTAAGTACACTATCTTTAAAGAAAGTTCCAATACTTGCTAATGCTAAACCTACTTTAGTTTTGCCTGTAGGATTTGTAGCTGATACCCTTAAGGCTTTTGCCTCAGCAGCGGTTGCATTATAAAAATTATCATCTCCTGCAGTAAAAGAAAAATCATCTGTACCTGTGAAGTTCATTCCACCACCTAATTCTGTTGTATAATTAGATATTTCAGGAACTAACCCACCTAAATATTTTTTTAATTCATTTCTGAAAACACCACTTTTATTATTTGCCATCAAGACAGCAACTGTTACTTCGTTGTCAGAAGGATTATTTGGTAACTCAATACCATTTCTTTGTAATAACTTAACTAAACCATTCTTATCTGTTACGACTGCGTATGAAATTAATTCTTTTGCAGTTTCTATTGCTGAAAGTGCCATATTATTTGTTGTTTTTAAACATTATTGCGAATGAAATAAGAACTGCACCAAGTAAAACCATAACACTTGTTTCTTTTGTCAACATTTTATTTTCAGCAGTTTGTTGTGCAGCTTGTAGTTGTCCTGTGAAATTCATATAAGTATCAAGTAGTCTTGCACCACCTAATTCATTTGAATTATTCTTTTCTTCTTTTTTGCCATACTTCTTTTCAAAATAATCCATGAATAAATCCTTATCAGGACTGTTCTCAATTATTTCCATCATGACAGGTTCACCTTCGTAAGTTACTAGTTGTTGTAAAACAGTATCTAATTTTTGGTCCTTATCAAATTCATAACCATACTTATGGGCTAAACTCTTAACGAAATAAGGGTTAGCTGCAGCGGTATAGTTGAATATATTTACTCTAGGTAATGACATAACACAAATTTACTAAATTTTAATTAAAAAAAGGGCGGAGTAAGATAAAATCACACTCTCGCCCCTTTCTTATATTTTTCCTAATCTACTCGGATTAACGAGAAGCCGGTCTGATAATTTTTGGACTACCATATTGCTTAGATACAGCGTTACCACCTAAACCTCTTGCGATGTTGATTGTATCAGAAGGGTAGAATTGGAATTGAACAGAACTTGAAGCATAAATGCTGAAAGTTAACTTAGTGAAACCATCAATTCTGAATGGTTGTTTCAATTCAATAACACCACTTTGTTGTTGATACGGGTCAATAACAGGAGTTAAGATTTTAGTTGCTTGGTTACCGTTTGCATCTAAAGTGCTAAGTGTTAAAGGTTGTAACACTTGGCTAGTTGTACCATTTACTGAAGAAATCAAAGTACTTCCAATTGTGAAAGGAGATACAGATGATTGGTTCAATAAGTTATAGTAAGTAACATTTGACAATCCTGAAGTGATTGTAACATTGCTTACTGTTAAGCTTCCACCTGAAAAACCTGCGTTGTTCAAATAGATATAAGCTCCGAATACATCAATAGTAACTGCTGCGTTAGAAGCGTTAGATACTGTTAAGATGTAAGGTTGAGAACGCATAACTGCAGGTGCTGCAGCAGGAGCTGCTTCTGTACCGTCTGCACCGAAGAAATTATCTCCTGCTGCAAAATACATGTCATCGTCTACAAAACCATCTACGCCAATAAACGATTCGTTTACTTGACGGTTTGCCATTTGTAAATAGCGTTGAATACTACTCATTTTTAATGAATTTTAATTTTGAATTAATTTGATTTTAAATTCGTTTACTTCTATGATTACTTAGATACATTAGCTTTGTCTAACATAGGCTTTATAGCCAACATGTATAGAGCAACACCACCTGCAACGATTAGTAATTGTCCTGCGATTGCTTTGAAATTCATCTTAATACTATTTAATTGTTTTATGAATAAGTGTCATTGTGAATACAGATTCAGCATTGACATATCAAATTTAGGTAATTACTAGGCATTAATAGAAATAAATTAATCAGTTTTTTGTAACTTTTTTATATAGCTACTTTTATATGTATATAATTAGTTGAAAATAAAAAAACCCCTTCCTGAATAAATAGGAAAGGGTGTATTAGATGGGTATATAAGCCTGAAAATCAAGCAAAAAGCCTAAAAATAGGCTGAAGTAAGTCTCTGTTTTATCTCTTTTATAGCAGTTTCTGTAGTATGTTTTTTCTTGTTGCCATCTCTTTGTACCAAAAATGGCTTTAAAAGAATATTGTAGTTTTCGTTAATATATTGATTTAGAGCCTCTTCTCTTAATTCATCATTAATATTACCTCTAATTTTAGATTCATCCATATCTACATATAAAAAAAATCTATTATTGCCTCTTGCATATTCATTATTAACCATAATCTCTGCAATACGCATAAACTCGGCTTTATCAGGGAATTTTAAAGCATGTCTTTCAACACTCTCATTGTTTTTATGGAATCTTAATTGGTTTAAATTACCCCAAATCTTAGTATTAATTCTACCTAAAGACTGATAAGAAAGAATTATATCTAAACCAACATGTCGATTAGTTGCAATAGAACCCACTAAATCATTTGGTAAATGGTCTCCAATAAATTTATTTACATCCTCAATTAATAATAAACCATTTCTGAATCTATTTAAAACATAGAATAAAGCTTGAGCCCATTCATCTAAAGTCATTCTAGTTCCATTTGGATGAAACGGCCTAATTCTTCTAATTTCAACATTAGGATGTACAGAAAATAATGAAACATCTTTTAATGATAAAGCTTGTACATAATAAGTACCATGACCATATTCATCATTAACATCCATTATCAAACATTTTCTACCTCTTACACCATTATAATAATCTCCTTGAACATATTGGTTCATGAGAATCATGTGCTGATAACTTTTACCCACCCCTTTCTTTCCACAGGCAGCCATTAGCATAGGTTCTCTTGCCATATTAAATACTTTTATCTTTTAAAGTAATTTCTATTCTTGCAGCATCTTTGTATTTTGAAAAGCTTAAAGTTCTAATACTAGTTTGACATAGTGTAAAATCATATTCTATTTTTAAAAAATCTTCTTTTTTAGTAAATACAGGAAATACTTCACACTCTTCAACAAGAATGGTAAAATCTTCATCTTGACAAATTGGGTATTCAAATTTTGTAGATTCGTTTTCAAAAACCCTTATGAAAGAGATGATTGTTTTTTTAAATTCAATCCAATCTTGATTTTTTACTTTCATATTAATCTAAATCTGCGTAAGGGTCCTTAACCTTTTTAGGTTGATTAATAGTCTCATTCAAAATTATAGCTTCAGCAATTTGGTCTTCATCCATTTTTACTTCATCAACATAATCTTTTGCTTTTTTTCTTCCTCTTTTGCCACTATTTTTTCTTTCTTTCATAGCTTGTTCGTAAGATGACCCCCCACCTGCTTTATCCGCATCATTTTTCCATTTCTTTTCTTTTTGAATTTGTGCAATAACTCTTGCTTTACCTGTGCTAGGAACTTGCATTTGTTGTACTGTACTATTCATTACCACTTCATTATCTTGAAAGTTAAAATCAGGTGCTGAATGAGAAGGCTCTTGATATTGTGGCTGTGGAGCTGATGGTTGAGGAGTAGGAGCTTGAGGAGTAGGAGCTTGAGGCTGCGGAGGTACACCACCACCTGCTCTTGTAGCTTCTGTATAATCTTTAATTACATTAATCATGTCATTCATAGTAGAACGCAATTGTGCTACAATAACTAATTTTACCACTAAATCTTTACCAACTAAAAAACCTAAATATTGCTCATCAGTTAATCCTGCACCTCTTTTTTCTAAAACTCTAGTTAATACAGGAGTAACTTCTTTTTTAAATTCTCTTGATACTGTTAAAGCATCTTTATTTTGTTCATTGAAATCTTGTAAAAATTCTCCTGCAGTAATAGTCTTACCATATTCATAAGGAATCGGAATAGATAAATCTATAAGTCCTTCCTTTTCCATTTTCCTAATCTTTTTCTCAGGTACCTGCAAAGCTTTATTACCAAAAACATGTAATTGCTCATAGCCTTCAACTAATAATTTAGCCATGTGCTGTGCACCCATTTTTTTATCTCCATCAGAAACATCATTCATCATAGGATTAAAAGGTGCTGATTCCCTTTTTTGTCCTCCTCCACTAGGCTGTCCGTCTCCGCCTAACATATTATATGGGTTCTCGTTTGAATCTACTGAAAAAGGAGAATAAACAGGCTCAGGAATAGAGGATTTTAATTGTTCTTGGGTAACTCCAACATTCACAGTTGAATATGGCTTTTCACTAACTTGCTCCAAAAATGGATTATAATTAGAAGGAGATTGTTTTGGTTTTACTTCTTCGGTGGGTATGTTTTGTTCAGTACTCATTTAACTTTATTTTTAAGTTTAAAATTTTCTATTTTTTTATCTAAATCTTCTTTTATTTCGTAATAAGGTAAATCCTTTTTAGTTAATTCGAATATCATTTGTCTATATCTTGATAGCAAAGTTAAATTCTTATCCTTGAATATATTTTTACCTATGTAGCCAAGTGTTCTTTCTTGATACAAATAATAAACGCAAAATCCAATAGCGTATTTCATATTACCTCTACTATATCTACTTTGTAATAAGTCATTTGAATCTATTTCAAAAGTATTAGCAATTAGGTTTACGACAAATTTATCGTAGGAATTATCTATCTCAAAAAAAGATGTATTATTCTTTTTAAGAATATTTAAAGTTTTGGTATAGCCTTTGTTTTTGACTATAGAAATTAACTCTTCAAGTAATATAATTTCATTCTGTTGGTTCATTGTATAATTTTACACATTGTAAATATATGTATAATTATGCTTTTTTTACCAATTTTTTAGAACTTTTTTTAGCATTAAGGCATTAACTTTGAACCAATCACCATCCACTACTCTTAATTTTAATTCAGGGAAGTATTTAGCCATTCTTTTTATTTTGGTTGCTGATTTAGCATCCATGTATCCTTTAACTTCAATCCATTCTTCGTTACCACTTGGAAATACTACTTTGAAATCAGGTTTATAATTTGTTGTACCCCTTTTGATACCTTCAAAATAAAAAGTTTGCGGTTCATAAAACCAATCAATAATATGATTATGTCTTTTCATTAAATCCAAATAAAGGGCATACCTATATTCCCAACGGCTTCTGAAGTAGCACCTTTTATCGGATATTTCAGCCCACCCTTGTTTCCAAGTAACTCTCCCTTCTTTTAGTTGTAATTGCATTATAAAGCATATTTCGCCTTAAACTCCTTATCTCTGATAATTAAGTCATACATATATAAAGAAAAATCATTATCTGATTGGTAATGTAAACCTAAGAACAATCTACTGTATTCTATGTCTTTAGCTAGATTTTGAAAATAATCAAATTTTTCAGGGAAATGGTTACCCAACACATAGCAAATCAAAGCTGACTGCAAAGTATGTCCTGCAGGATAAGAAGGGGAATCTGAAGATGGAGATGAAAATGGGAAAAGTTTTAATTTATAAGCGTAAGCCAATTGATAAGGCCTAGGTCTTTGAAAAAAGAATTTAAGCTTGAGGATTAAAGGAACTGTATCATCAAATAGCTTATCAACCAAATCAGCTCCTTTTTCGCCTAAATTATTTTCAATAATTACATCTCCAAATATTTTAACAAGGGAATTATCATAAGCTTTATATCTTTTAAGATGCTCAGGGTTTGATTTAGCAACTTCAATATTATCTACAAGCTGATTTAATTCTTCTCTTGTAGCTTTTGAAGTGTTTTTTGGGAAACTATACTTGATTAGTTGAGGATAATACTTCTCAAGAAAAGTCAAGTTGTCTTTTTCAATGTACGGCAGATGCTTTTGGAGAGGATTTCCCCAAGATATTGAATCTAACATATTTTATGGTTTTTTTTAACTTTTAATTAGCAACACTAGAATGTTGTTTCAATATATAAGTTTTACCATCAATCTCTTTAGAAATGAATGAATATCTTGATTTAACATGATTCATTTTACCATTTTCTAAATAATTAAATTGATATAAACCTGTATATACTTTAACATCTTTCAAGTCTTTCACATCAGGAGTGCCTAAATAATCAACACTTAAATTATCTTTTTCAAATAAACCTTTGAAATAGTCTTTAATCTTCTTTCTACCCTTTAAAATATCTCCAAAAGTAGATACTAAAATACCGTCAGGTGCGTAATTATTGGTTATTTCATCTAATCTTTTATTATCAAAATTATCTTTCCAATCATTTAGAATGGGAGGGATATTTAAACCCAAAAAATTTACATTAGAATCAGGTTGTGTTGAACTATTTTTCATATATTTTCTATACAATAAATAGCCACCAATTGCTAAAATACCTAGAATTATATATTTATTATTTTGTTTCATAAAGGATATATTTTATGCTAATCTCATTACAGGTTTTCTGCGTTGTCTATCTAGCTTACCATTACCTGCAGCGTTCATTTCAGCTTTTTGAGCATCTACGGCACTTTGTAATTTAGCTACTTTAGTATTCAAATCAGCGTAACCTGATTTTTCTAACATCATCATAAATTTATAATAATGAACAGTATATAATACAGCACCGACAATAACAGCACTTACAGCCACATCAACAATATTAATATCGCTAAACCATTCTTTTATTCCGCCACCTTTTTTAACAATAGCACCACCATCTTCATAAGGTGGAGGAGCCATCGGAGGAGCAGCCATAGGAGCTGCAGCAGGAGCTGCGGCAGGAGGCGGAACCATTGGTGCAGGAGCTGTTTGGGGAGTTACATTTGCTTCCATTATTTAATTATTTTTTCTTGTAATATTTTTTATATAAATAGTATGTTAATACGGCACCACCTACATACCACCAAAAATAGTTCTTTTTAGCTACAGCGGCTGCAACGGATTCTTCTCCACCACCACCTCCACCTCCACCTGTAGAACCACCACCATCAATAGGTGCAATAGGTAAAATACCAAGAGTATCAATAGGTTTTGCAGTAACAGGAGGTTTAGTAATTGTTCCTGAGAATACACATTTTTGTAGTTTTTCATCCCAAACTTGATTTGCAGAGCAATAAGGAGTTTTTGGAGTGCTAGGTGTTGTGTCTACACACATCATGTTGACAGGGTCATAAGTTTTACCTGCCTCACATTTTGCAATACATTTTTGTTCAGCAACACTCCAATCATAACCAACAGGACAAGTTCCTTCAGGAGTTGTCAATGGAGGTCTCTTAGTCTCATCAATTGGATTTACGCATTTTTTTAATGCTTCACTATATATTAAACCATCTTTACATTCAATAGGTTTCTCTTGAATTACATCAGGACAATTAGCTGCATCGTCTACTAACTCAAATCTATCGCATCCAAATGTATCTTTTCCAACTACTGCATATTTTTTACATTTAGGAGGAGTTGGTAAATCAACAGGAGGGCATTTGTAATCTTGAGGATTAAGACTTTCTATACAAGTACCTGTAGCTTTATTTAAAGTAAAACCTGCAGGACATGGTACAGGAGCAGTTGTATATTTTGGTATACAGCTTCCTGTCTTAGGGTCGAATATTTGATTATCATTACAAGTAAGACCTGCACTTGGTTGTGCTGCTTGAGTAACGCTAGTATCAGCATAAGAACCACCACCGCCTTGAACCGTTCCACCACCACCAATATTTGTTCCTGCACCACCACCTAAAATTGCACCTGTGCTACTTCCTGTATTAATATCTTGAGTAGAACCAATAGGATAACAACCCATTTCAGGAGTTAAACTACCTGACCTCATACCCATTTTATATTCATAACCTGCAGCACATCCACCAATTGAAGTAGAAGCAGGAATTGGAACGCAAGGACCACCTTCGTACTCTTTCATGTAACCTTGTTGACAAGCACCTTGAGTGTTTGTTATAGGAACACATGTACCGAAATAATCTCTAAAACCTGCAGGACAACTTTTAGCTGTGGCATTTTGACCAAAACTTAAACCTAAACCTGAAACAGGAGAAGATGCAGCGTATGAAGGTAATGGAGGAGTAGGAGCCATTACTGTTTCTTTTGTAACAGTACTAGTTTGTATATTAGGTAACACAGTTGCCCTTATATCTGCAGCAATTGTACTAGGAGAAGGAATGTCAATAGGAGGTGCCGTAATACTAGGAATATTGTTTACTGCAGTTCTTTCTACACGAGAATCATTAGCAGACGGTTCGGTTAAGTTTTCACTAACAGCCTCTTGAGTTGCTGAACCTCCTCCATCAACAAGACCTTTTCTATCTTCATCAGATACAGCAGATTTAAAAGACTCTGCTTTTTTTGATTGTCCTTTTGACTTGCTATAAACGGCTTTTTTGGGGTTGATAAATTTATCTTCCCCATCAAAGATGACTACATTCTTCTTTGCCATGTTAAATTACTTTAATTGGGCCGCTGCTCTTTTTATTGCATCAGTCCACTTTTCATTAGGTTTCCTAATTTTCTTTGCAAGTTTAGCAATATCTGCTACGCCTACTTTTTTTGTTGCTTTCGCCATTATTTTATTTTTATTTTTGTCCTGAAGCCCAAGCTCCTGAAGCAACTCTTACGATGATGTAAACACCAACTAAGCTAATTCCAAAACCTACTAAAGCAGGTACTAAATCTTTACTGTTCATAAATTTGAATTTTAGTTTAAAATTATAAATAATTATTTAAAATTAATACTTTTTGATTAATTTTTTAATTCTTTTTGAAAATAAAGCATTTGTCTCCCTGCATAAGCATATTCAGGAGAAAAAAGTTTAAATCCTTGAGATATTAAACTATTAGCACTTGGGTAATTATCAACAGTAGTGTAAGTTATCGCTATTCTACAATCAAAAGCTGATTTTAGCCTTAATTTTATCATTTTTTTCTGCAATCCCTGTCCACGATACTCTTTTTGTACCCAAGCTCTTACAAATATACATATATTTTCAGTAAATAAACAGCCACAATAAGCTATTATCTTATTTCCTGAAGTAATAACCCACCAATCTCTATTTTTTTGAAATTCATCTCCACAATCTTTGAAAATTCTATAGTCTAATTCTTTCAATTCTATATAAAAACTAGGATTTAGGATTTTACCCCTATTAAATACCTTTAAAGTTTTCATATTATACTATTTTTCCTTTATATATTCTTTTATTTCTAAATTCAAAATCTTCTCCATTAGAATCTAAGTCAATCTCGGCAAAGCCATGATTCCACTTATTTAATGGCATATATGCAGGATGTAATTCGCTTAAACATCCTAAAGACCAAGTAGTTACCATTTTACCTGTAAGTGTTGGTTCAGTATGTTCTGAAGTCTGATGGTTATGACCTTGGAATGTACTAACTTTTGCTTTAAGAAATAATCCTCTAGCAGGATTTACAGGTGCAGAAATACCTCCTATATACTCATGGCCATGTATTCCCCAAAGATTATTTAATCTCATGGGCCTTTTATCTCCTATAATTTCAATACCCTTAGCTCTTGCTTTGATAATATTTTCAAACTCAAATTCTTCTACGCCTACTAATTCACCTGCTTTTTCGTATAGGAAATGCTCATATCTTTCTTCATGATTCCCAATTTTGAAATATATTTTGCAGTTTAATTCTTTTTCAAATATTTCAAATAATGCTTTAAATGTATCTAGTTCTAACTTAAAATTTCTTTTTTTTGGGTCTTTTACAAATCTACTAAGTCTATGACAATCAATAGTATCTCCATTTAAAAGTAACGCATCAGGTTTTGATTTCTTAGCATATTGTATAGCTGCAGTTACCGCATCTATGCTGTGGTATGGTACATGAATATCAGAAAGTATCAAAATTCTTTTATGCCCTTTAAAAACAAAAGGTTCAAAAGCGGTTTCATCTGATTTTGGAAGATTATATGGATTGTATGGCCTAGGTTCTTCTTTTAAAAACTCGCCATTTTGTACTATTTTTCTTGTCCTTAGGTAATTACCATTTTTACCTTCAATGTATCTTAATGTAGACCTTGCAGCTTCTTCATTAAGAAAAGTAAGATTGTTTTCTGAATACATTATCCTAGCTAATTTTTTAGTAGGATAATCAGGATGTTTAGTACGATATTCTCTAGCTAATTTGCTTCTGAGACTAATTGGTGGCATTTATTGTATTTTTTTGGTTTTTTTTTAAAAAAATCTACACTTGCTTAATCACCATCTTAATACACATTATAAAAATAATATTAAATTTTTATTATTTATGTAAATATAATATTATTTTATTATTATCAAATTACTAATTTATATACTATCTTTTTACGCTATCTGTGGGAGTATAAGAAGGAAATTGGTTAAAAGCATCATTCCAATAGTTTTCTTCACTAAAACCTGTAAAAGCTAATGTGGATGGACTATCTGCTTGTTTAACTACCTCATGAACCATTCCTCTTTTAGTTACTTCAATTCTATCATAAACTCTTTTACCATCAGGTAGATAAGTATATCCAAATTTAATACCCCAATCATAATCTATTAAAAATGTGGAATCTCCTCTCAAAATAACCTCTTTACCATTAATTGTAAGGTTTGCAACACCATTTACATAATCAATGCTATTAATTATCACTTTTGGATGCCACAAATTATTTCTATAAAAAGTATATAAACCAACAAAAGCAAGAGTTGCCGTTGATATTGCTGCTATTTTTAAAAATACAGCACTAGTTTTGCTAAATGTCGATTTTATTGGTGTCATTTCCATATTATGCTAATAAGTTATTATATTCATCAAAATGTTTAATTCTATCATCCAATCCTATAATCCCACCATTTACACGCTTTGTTACCGCAGTAACTATTTCATGAGAATGTCCCTTATCGCAAATATCCCATAATTTATTCTTATGGAAAAAAAAAGCTGCGGAAGTTAAAGGATATTTTGTAGCTACCAAATCAGGGTTTGCCACACAATCTTCCCCAATAAAATCAGAAAAGGCTTTATAATTGTCTTTACCTGTCAATTGGATATAACCACGCCCCCTGAATTTATAACCTTCTCCTGAAGCCTCATCGCCATTACCCATACGACTTGCGTAGACTTTATTGGCTATTTTTTCAGGCTTTCTTTCAAAAGCTGTAGCTAAAGCTTCAGTTGGGAAATATTTCTTAAATATAGACATTAAACCTTTAGAACTATAGTTTAAGTTTTCGTTAACTAATTTGAAATTGCCACTTTCATGAGCTACTTGAGACAAAAAGTGAGCTAATCTATTAGAATTGCTAATACCAAACTTTTCCATTACTAATGGAAGCTCGTTTAAAACAGCCTGTGGTAACTTACCATTTAATTTTTCTATCATAAAATTTATTCAGACTTTGGTTCATCTTTTGCAAGATTCTTATTACCAAATATTGCTTCAGCTCCTGCAATACCTAAACATCCAAATGTAGTGTACATAAGACCATTAAATACTATTGGTTCGACTAAAAACTCTTTTCCAATTGCTCCTGTAACCACATCTGTCATTCCATAAATTAACATAGATATAAAGGACATAAATCCTACTACAGCTTTTGAGTTAACATCGCTTTTGTCAGAGAACATTCTCATTAAAAATTGTTTCATATACTATTTATTTATTAATTAAAATTAAGTAATACTATTTAATATTTAATGGTTTTCTTTTGAATTGTTCTTTGTACCGAAATAATAGCTGAAAATCATCAATATCAGCGTTTTTATAAGGTCAAAGAGCTCTTTACTTGCAGAATCATCCAATAACTTAATTCTAAAAGCAATTACCTTATCTACTATAAAGAGAGCTACTAAAGCTGTAAATACAAGTATAATAAACCTTACAAGTACATCTTTTGTATCGTTTACAAACATTTTATTTACAAAGAACACAGAAGATATAATGATGGTTAATCCCAACAAAATACCTGTAATCATAACCCATAAATTAGGATAACTAAACATATTATCTTATTTTATCAATTACACTTTCTATCTTATTTATAATGAATTTTATTTTTTGATTTTGGTCTGAAAAATATAAATAAAGCATATAACTTTGAAAACTTAAAGCACTTATTACCCAAATAATTGCAAAATATACAATAAAGTACAATATTCTTATTTTAGGCTTTATCATGATTTTTTTACCAAAGTAATTTATCAGCATAGAAACCTGCAGTCCCTCTTTCATGTCTGTCAGATTCATGCCTCATTTTGTAAAGTTTACGCCTTTTATCAGCATATTCTTTGCCATATAAAGCTTTAAAAGTTGGATAGTCCCCATACCCTATTGCACCGACACTAGCCAACTTCTCGCCTTTTTTATTAAACACATCAATCTTTTTTCCCTTTACAGAGGATGGTTTTACTGTAACCCCAAGCTTAGAAGCTTGTTCCAAAGTATAGTTCAAAATACGATATGCCATTATCTTTTATTTTTAAACAAGTTTATTCCTACGAATATACCTGCAACACCTAAAACACCCCATAAAAGCCAATTAGTTCCTTTTTTCTCTTTCTCTTCTTCTTTTGGAGCAGGTGGAGGCGGAGGTGGGGGTGCAGCTTGTTGTTGAGCAGGTTCTACAATTGGTTCAACTTGTGGAGCAGGAGCAGGTTCTACAGGAGCAGTTTGTTGTGATTTAGCTGCAGCTTTAGCCTTTCTTCCTTCATCCATTTTTCTAATTCTTTCTTGATAAGAGTCATAGTTGTCAGCATATACTTGAACTTTTTCAGTTAAAATACCATCAAAGTTCTCTAATTGCTCTTCTAGTTCTTCTGACTCCTGTGTAAGTTTTTCAACTTCATCTTCATTGTTTTCTTTAGCCTCGGCTTCTCTTAATTCAGCATGTAAGCCAACTAAAGATTGTTCAAGCATTTCAAAGTCCTTAATATTTGAATTAAGTGCTTTTGACAGTTTTCCCTTTACAAGGTTCAACTCATTGATTTTTTTTTCAAATTTTCTCATTTGTTTATGGTTTTATTGTGATTTTATAATTCTTCTATCTTTTTAATAGCTTCGTCAAGTGGTACAGGAGTAGCATCAATTTTTGTATTTCGGTTGTTTCTATAAATAAGCCAACCGCCCCAAGCTAAAATTACCCCTACACCTAAATAAATTAAAGTCTTTTTATTCATAATGTAAATTTAAACAATTTTACCTAATTTAGAAATATCTCTTGCTGCTTCAATAAGAGGCATTAACATTGTAGAATAGGTTGGAGCTGTACTATAACCTGCTTTACCAATTAACTTAATTTGCTCTTCAGGAGTTTTAGCTTGTAACGCTTTAGCATATAAAGGGTTTTTTAAAACCTCTACATAACCTTTGATTCCTGATTCAACATCTTTGAATTTTGAAAACTTTTGTTTAATATTAACTTTTTTACCTTTTACAACTTCTGTTGTATCTGCTAAAACATATCCAACAACACCTGTTAAATTAGGATTATACTTTATACCTCCAAAGTTATTTGAACCTGCAGGTATTCTTTTACCATAACCACTTTCAAAAGCTTTTTGGCCAATAGCAACAGGAAAGAATATACCTGTACCTTTAATAGCATTGGCAATTCCAACACCATACTCTTTGATAAATTGTTTTGTTGCGTTGTATGTAGCAATTCCGTACATAGTTATTTCTTTTTAATTTTTAAATAGTACCATAAACCACCACCTAACAATAATAAGCCTAAACCTAAAGCTACTTTGTTTCTTTGTATAAATTCTATTACATTGATTTTCAACAATTTAGACTTTAAACCTGAAGCGTAAGCTGATGCTTCTTTTTGACCTTGTGGAGTAGCATAGCTATAATTACCAAAATAATTTCTTTTCTTTAGTTTAGTTGCAAAATCATCTGCACTATTTGAGCTTTTCAATTGGTCAGGAGATATACCACCCATTGTGATATTATAAATCCTAACTATTTTATCATTGATTGAATCTTGAATTGTATTGAATTTAGCATAGTAATTTCCTTCAGGAGAAAGTGTTCCTTGAACTGCATTAGGTTGCCCTACAAATTTTATGCCACTAGTATTATTATTATTTTTAAAAACATTAGAATTATAGTCAGCACTTTCAAATCTAGCCTGAGCTGCTATCAATTTAGCAGCAACAGGATTAAATCCTTGCTGAATGGCTGTATTATATATTTGTTGGTCTATATTCATTTATATTCTTTTATAGTAGGTCATCATCTTGAACATAAGCGGCTTTTACTTTTGTTCCTCCTTTTTTTAACAAAAATTTATTAACTCTTGCAAATCCCCAAGCTTGTCTTGAGTTAGGTGCTCCACCTGTTATAGTGGGCCTATGAGATGTAGAATAAGCACCCATACCTCTACGCATTACTGCTTTTAATGTACTTGTACTTACTTTGCTTGAGTGGTTTTCGTTATATTTTTTTGCTTTTTCTCCTAATGTTTTTACAATACTTTTATTTAATTCAATGTTTGAGGCAGTTTTTTTTGAACTAGCACTTCCTGCTTTATTTTTAGAAGAGCCAAATACTCTATCTTTTTTTGGTGCAGGGGTTTGTGCTATTGTTTTACCGCCTTCTTTGAATTTTTTTTTTAACTCATACTTTGCAGTTTGAGCTCCTATTATCCTTTTTGCTGATTCTTCAGCTTCTTTTGGGCTATAAGTCTTCCCATAGTCCTTTTGAACTTTAGGAGAAACCTTTTTACGCTTTAAAAGGCTTTCTTTAACAGCTTTTACCTTGTCCTCGAATTTAACCTTTCCACCCATAGCCATTGAATCAGGATTTAGTTCTATTTCTTTTGTGTTAGAAGTCATTATTTCACTACCATTGTTTATTTTTATTGTGTAGTTAATAATTTTTAAATCCCCAATTATTTCTTTGTTTGTAATAACTCCATTTTTAAAATTTGGATTATTTCGTACAAACCATTTACCATTAGGAGCATAAATTACTTCATCTCCAACTCTAAAGTCTTTTTTAACTTTTCCACCCATACCCATTTTTTCCCCTCTTAACATCTTAAAGTCTTCAGCATCTAATTTGCCATTTTTATTGACATCTAAGTTCTTTTGTTTCCCTACTAACTTAGCACCATATTTAGCCTGTTTGATGTTATGCTCTGCAGCAGCAGTTTCGCCACCATCATCAAAAATGCCAAATAGCTTTTTCTCTTTTGGTGCATCCTCAAAATCTTCATGAGATTTCGTAATTATCTTTTCTCCATCTTTAAATAGTAGTTTCCCTTCGCTTTCTCCAATAAATCTAAACTCATTCCCACTATTATCTTTATAATAACGACCTGCAGTCATTCCACCATGAGCAAATCTTTCGCCTCTAATTACACCTTCCCATACTTCTTTTGCAGGTTTAGGTGTAAAATATATGTCTCTTTCAAATCCTAAGCCAAATGGCGGCAATTTTACTGTTTGAAGCTCAGAACGACTTACACTACCCATTTCAACTTCAAATAAGTCTACTATGGCCCAAATATAATCAGGGTCTTCAGGGTCTGAGTTCAATAGGTAGTATACTCCTTTTCCATAGGGGTTAAAGATTTTGGCTACAACCATTTGATTATCTAGGTCGCTTCCTTTTGGATATTGTGCAAATAATTGCTTATCTACTTCTTTAGTGAATAGCTTCATAATTTTATTTTATTCTTGTGTTCTGTGAATTTCTCCGCCCATAGCCATTTTCTTAGTTTGATATTCTAAATAATGAGTAATATCGCTTAGGTCTGTACTAGCTCTTTCTATTTTAGCTACTACCCATGCTTCAATATCACTATTTTTAGATACAACATTAGATAATTCCATAGCATGATGTTTTACTGCCTTAATTTGACTTAAAACCATTTCAGCATTGCTTTCTACAACTTCTTTTTCAGATATACCACCATCAGCGTATTTTATATTATTTTTTTCATTATATTTCATTTGGCTTAATACCTCTTTTCTCATATTTTCAATAGTCCTATCTTTAACCTCTTTTGTTATACCTTTTCCATCCACTCCTCTAAAGCCATAATTTTCAGAAAGCCAATTTTTTAATTCATCTTTTGACATTTTATTTACTTGAGCCATTTCTCCACCTTTAGCCATGTAGCCACCTTTCTCAAATTCAATACCATCCTTAGCCATTTCTGTTCTAGCCTTTTCAATTAACTTTAAGTGCAACACATGTCTTTTTTTACCATTTTCAATTGATAAACTACCTTCTTTTTCGTGTAAAGCCAATATTCTTTTTGCTTCAGTCAAATCTTCTTTAGTACCAAAATGCTTTGCAAGTAAAACTACATTTTCGCTATGTGCGTTATTGTCTTCATTTTCATCATATTCTTCTTTAATTGAGCTTAAACTTCCACCTTTAGCATAATAGCCACCTTTAGCGTATTTATCTTGCTCTTCATCCCATTCATTAGAGAAATTTTGAATATATTTTCTTTGTTCTTTAGTTAAATTAACTGATTCATCAACTAATAATTCATCAGCACTCATTTGAGGTAGATTGTTTTTATCAAGCCATGTTTGATATTTTTCTACCATTTCATCTAATTTATCATGCTTCATTTCTCCACCTTTAGCCATGTAGCCATCATCATCTATTGCTCCCCTAATTTCTAAGGTTTTTTCAAATACAGCTATATTTTTTTCAAGCCATTCTTTAGCTAATCTTTTAGCAATAGCGGAAGATTTATAACCTGTTCCAATCACTTTACTAGGCTTTAATAAACCATTGTTTAAATTTTGTAAATCTTTTTTAAGTGATTTATATTCAGCTCTAAGTTCTTGATTATCCCAAGCAGCGTTATTAGCTAACATCATAGCTTCGGAATCTATTTCTCCACCTTTCTCTAATTTAGGGTACTTTTTTGGAGGCTGCTTCACATCAATACGATTAGCACGATACTCATAATAAGTTTTACCGCTTTCTTTAGCAATACGCCTACCTGTTCTCAATGCAGGTCTGTCAGCATCTTTCTCTAGGTCAACTCCTGCACCTTTATAAGTTTTATACTTTTTATTTTTATTAACCATTGCCTTCAATTTCTGCAATGCAGTTTGAGTAGACTTGGTAGAAGAAGTTTTAGGTTTTGTACCTTTATTCATTCCGCTTAATTCAGCTTTAGACTTAACCAATTGAGTCTCTAGTTTAGGCTTCAATGATTTAGGTGTAGCCTTGCTTTTCAACGCAGCTTCGAGCTTTGCAATATTCTTTTTGATAGTAGCAGTAGTTGCCATAGTAATTAATTTTGATTAAAATTAGATAATTATTTCTTTTTAAGTTTAGCTTTTAGTCTTTTTATTTCAATTTTTACATCATTGTCTCCCATTTTAGCTAGGATATTTAATCCTTGAATGGCTTGTCTTATCTCTTCTTCTGTTTCAGGTTCATCTTCAGGCATTGGTTTTTCCTTTGGAGGTTGTTCTTTTTTAGGTTTTTCTTTCGGAGCTTTTTGTTCTTTATCTTCTTTTATTAAAACCCAATCTCCATTTTTAACTTTCTCCAAAGCTAATTCTAATGAATAATATGCTTCCCCAACTTCTTTATTATAAACATTTATCGTAACAAGGTCTATTTCAGGTTGAATTTTAGTTATTTCCATTTTTCTCATAATAACATTATTCATCCAAAATTGACCTACCTCAATAGGCATTTTTTCCTCTTTTGGTGGCTCCTTTTGCTTAGGCTCATCCGGTGGGGTTTCTTTTGGCATTTGAGGTGCTTTTGGTAATTCCTTGACCTCTTCATCTATTTTCTTCTTTGCATCCTTAGAAAGGTCTTTAATTGAGTTTACTCTAGCAAGTACTAAAGCCACCGTCTCGGCTATCATATTAGCTAAAGTGTCCTTTTTACGGCCATCAGGAGCAACCATGTAGGTTTTCTGCATAATATCCACTACCTCCCCCATTTGCATGGTTTCAGGGTCTAAAAGCTTAGTATCAGCTTCAGATAGGTTAAGATATTTAAAAAGTTTACTCATTCATGTCTATTTTAGTCAATACCTCCAAATATTCTACAATCTCTGTTTCTGATAAGAAATCCTCCAAAAACATAACATTCCCATTTGGCTCAATTAGGTTATTAATAATTTTAGTTTTAGGGATATAGTCCTGTGTTAGGTCGTATATTTCAACTCTAACTACTGTTAAATTTTTATCCCTTCCATTATTTGTTTTGTTTTCATAAGCCACAAACTGACAATATTCCGCACTACCATAAGACTGATTCTGATAGCAGTTTAATTTATGGTCCTCAAAAAGGTCATCTAAGGCTATTTTTTGTTCTTCTGTCATGGCGTTTTTACTTTAGATATTTGCTTAATTACATCCTTATATTTATCAATTGCAGATTGTCTATTTAAAGACTGACCAAATACAATTTTACTATCTTCAAATACAGAAGCATCTGATGAATCAAAATCTTTCGTTTTCTTTAAATATTCAATAAAAGCATTTTTTATATTATTTTCATCGATTATAGGAGTACCAATACCACCACTTATATCATCTCCATAACCTGCATCTGCACCTGTTGTAATAAATCCTTTAAATTGTTGGTATCTAAATTGCCTTGCATCACTAGTCATAATAGCTAAACCATTGATATTCAATGGCTCTCCGCTATCTTTTATTTTAACAAAAGTGTATGTTTTTTTATTGTTATTAAATTTAACAGGATAAGAAGCATAAATTCTATAATCTACATTTGATGCACTTAACTTTTCTGCAATTGAAATAGCAGCCATTGAACTCCAAATCATTTGTTCTGTTGCATCTACACCTGCACTATAACTAGCATTAATAATTATATCTATTCTAGGTAGCTGACTAGTTACTTTTGGAATATAGATAAAGCTCTTTTTAAAAGTGCTAGAGAAAACTTTATTTCCTTTTTTATCCACCTTTTGCCTTCTTTCAACTTCATGTTTCTCAATCTTTAGCTTTTCAGGCATGTAATATTCAATCTTATCCTCTGTCTCTACTTTTTCTGCTTCTTGAAAACTTATTTCTCTATCCAACCTAGTACTATGTAAAACACCATTTTTTAATTGTAAAAGATGTCTTGGATAACCCTCAACCATAATATGATAAAAAACTAATTGGCCTTCATCATTCTTATAGCTTCTAACAAAGTTACCACTAATGATTCTGTTTAGATATGGGCTGAAATACTCATAAACCCTAATTAAACCTAATGAAGCTAAATCAAACGAGAAAATCCCAATCTCTTGAGAAGTAAATACAATCTTCTTTTTTTGGTCAATATCTATTGAATCAAAAGAAACAGTTTGATTTCTAAATTGCTCTAAAAAGTTATTTAATCTATTAGAATCTAAAAATGTATCTAATTTGCCCTTTACACTATTTGCATCTTTAGTACCATACCATTTAATGTCATTTGACATAGACTTTACAGCAGAATCAGATACACTAGAATCAAATACCCTTTTAGCATTAGCACTCAATTTAGGCAATTCAATAGCCTTCTGCTCAATAAAGTCGTTGTAATCATATATTTTATCAAACATGAATACAGTCGTACTAGGAGCAACTACCTCTTTGCTATATGATAAGGCTTTAGCCATTATTCTTCTTTAAGGATATAATCTTCAGCAATTTTCCATTCTCTTGATTCTCCTCTAGTCTTACCTGCAGTTGATTTAACATCAGGAGCTAGAATATCTATAAATCCGTTTACTTCATTTTTTGAATTAACTACTTTGTCAATAGCTTTCTTTACCAAGTTGTCGATATATTCAGTAGTATATTTAGTAGTGCTAAGTAAGGTTGCTCTAGCATCAGGAGGGAACGCAACTAAATAGTTATCAAAGTTTTGAACTACAGTTTTACCTCTATTAGATACATCTTTACCCTCTTTTCTAGCTAATGCTCTTACTAGCTCATATTCAAAAGCTACTCTAAATGAAATTAAAGTACGATAAGAAACCAAAGCATAATTCTTCATGTTTAAGCTTTCAAGCACCGTTCTCAAGCCTCTAGGGGTAGGAGGTGTTTGCTTATTTCTAACATCTCTGATATACTCATGGTAGTTACCTACTAGCATTTCATATAAGAAATTGTAACGAGCTGAAGTTTGGTCTAAATAGTCTGCAAACTCTACAAAGTATACGCTACCTGAGAATCTGTCTAATAACGATAAATCCTGTTGGTTGTTACCTACATATCTTCTAGTATCAGGACTATTAGGATAAATGTTACCTGTTGCAATACAAGCAAATTTGCTATTTCTTTCTACAGGAGGCTCTTCAGGGTTGGTAGAGTTAATTTTAGCTTTACTAGATTCTCTAGTTTTGCTACTCTTAGCTAAGGCATCATTGAAAAGACCTGCAGTATTTGGGTCTAATTTTGGCATCTCATCCAAAATAAGGACATCTCCATCTCTCCAAGCTTTAATTAATTTACCCTCTTTGTAACCTTCAATAGTCTGTCCTCCTAATATTTCAGTAGGGGAAGTGTATTGAGAACAGTTAATAATTTGTATTCTTCTGTCTAATAATTCAGCAATAGTTTCAGCAGCGTAAGTTTTACCACCACCTGCTTCTCCGATTAAAAATACATTGTTACCTGCTAATACATCATCAATCATTGAGAAGATATTAGGGATTTTAGATACAGACTGCTTCATTTCAATTTTCATATCATAAGCAGGAAGCTCAATAGTTACTTTTTGATTTTTAGTAATCTCATCAATAACAGATTGGTCTAACTCAGAAAGCTTAACCTTATCTACATCTAAATATTCTTTAATAATTTGTTTTACTTCAAAACTATCAGCACCACCGCCACCTGCCATGAAGGCATTAAGCATTTGTGCAATAGCAGCAAGACCCCCTTCAGCAGGAGGTTCAGCAGCAGGAGTTTCATCTCCTAATTGAGATAGCTTGTATTCGTAATCTTCTATTTTGGCTTGAAGATTTGGTTTAAGATTGTCAGGAACTGTATTTAGTCCTGCTTTCATTGTTGCAATTTTGTCTTCAAGTTCTTTTCTTGTTGCCATATTTTTTAATTTAATAATATTTTTAATGCTTCAATTCCTTTTTTAGCATCTTCATCTCCATCCTCTGCAAGTATCTCTAATGCAGCTATTGCTTTTTTAATATCTTCTTCTGTACCGCCTTCCTTCTCTTCGTCTATAACTTTAGTCCATGCTCCACTTTCAAATCTTTGTTTTACTTCAGTAAGAGAATATTGAACCTCTCCCATATCAGGAGTTATTATAGTAACCTGCCCCATAGCAATAAGACCTAATTCAAATATTTTATCAGGTCTTCCTTTAACTAAAAACTTGTCTCCTGTTTTAAATGTAATTTCTTCTTTCTCTTCATCTAATACTCTAATAATTGAACCTTCTTTTATACCTTTTACTAATTCTTCTCTAGTTATTGATGTAGTATTGTCTGTATCGTTTTCATACCTAATATCATATTTTTTATTACTATAATTGACAATTATTTCAAATTTTAGTTTTCTTTTTTTATCATAGTAAACATATCTTTCTCTTACTTCAATATCTTCTTCATTTTTATCTTTAGGTTTAAAGTTTTTAGGATTTAAGCCATATCCTCTTTGTTCATAAAAAGTTTCTGCATTTACTTTGTTTGAAATACCAAAATAACCATATAGCATAAATAGGTTCTTCAAGCTATGATAGTTGTCATCTTCAAAATAATCACCCAACTCATTTCTTTCTTTAATTGAAAGTTCCTTCATCTTAGTTGGAATGGAAGTATCTCCTTCATAAAATTCAGTCCAATATTTGATGTATTTTTTTTGTAAGTCATTATCAGCATATAATTGAGAGCCTGATTCTATTTTTAATCTATCCCAAAGCGTAGAATCTAAAGTCATTAATCTATCAGCAATTTCTTTAACTGACATTTTTGAGCTTTTAGGCGTTGGCTGAGGAGTGGGGGTCTCCTCTTTCTTTTCGCCAACTCCATAATATTTATCAATAATTACTTTTAAAATATCTGTGTCAGGAGGGAAAGTCCACTTTTCAAACTTGGCAAATCCGTTAACCCATTTCATACCTAAGTTAGTAAGCATTTCCCCTTTGAACTCTAAAAACTTATCGTAAGGTATATTTTTAAGTTCTTTTGTTTTACCTAAATTGTAAACAACCAATGTTAATGGGTTACCATCAGTACCTGTTTTATTGATTGTTGTTTTGTATAAATTCCAACCTTGTGAGAAAGACATTAATAATTCAGAATCTGCATTTGTTTGTCCGCTAGATTTTTGAGGAGCAGGTGTACTTTTTTTAGAAGAAGTTACCTCATAAGGTTTTGAATAACTACCAAAATTCCAATGCAAATAAGGACCACCATGATAGCCACTAGGGAATTGACCAATATCATAAATGATTTTATACATTTTATCTATATCAGGCTTAATAGCATTGTTTATTCTTTCATCCTCTTTATAAGAATCTCTCCAAATTTCAATATATCCATTTTGTCTGTCTCTAGCATTATCGTTTGCAAAAACATCAAAAGGGCCACTAAGTACCCTCACATTTACGCTATGTCCACCTGCAAAATCATTTCTAGTTACAGAAAATTTATATTCAGGTAGTTTTTCAGAAAGCTGTTTTTTAATTTGTACCGAGTCTTTGTCTGCCATTTTATTTTAATTTATTGACTAAAGAATTTACATAAGATACACTCTTACCAATAGTCATACCATACGCATCATTCATTTTTTTAATAATCATAAAGTCTTCAAGTGTTTCGCCACCATAGTTATACTTTTTCCCTGAGCAACCGCAACCATGTATTTCACCGCCATCTGCAAATGAAACGCCCCCACCTGATTCATTGATTCTTGATAAGATTTCTTTGTTTGTAAGCATTTCTCCTTCAAACTCTCTTTTTTCTCCATCGTCTACCGCTTTTTTTGTTATAATCACTTCTCCACCTTCTACCTCTATTGGTTGCTGTGTTGAAACATTGTATGCTTTAATTCCACCATCTGCATGACTTTGACCTACAAATAGGCCACCTTCTTTTGCATCATCTTTAACTCCTTCCTTGTTATGTAAAGCTCCACCTGACTTGTATTTGTGTGCAAGTAGAAGTTCTCTCATTTTACCACCTTTTGATAATATTTGTGGAGCAGCCTCATCTGTGTAAGGCATGTCTAATTGAGCTCCCTTTTCCATTGTATTTTTTTTGTCAAGATATTTAAGATAATCTTTTAATTCTGCTAAAGTGCTTGTTTCCATATAATATTCTCCATCATCACTTGTAGCAACCCATTTACCTCTTTCATATTGCTTATTAATATTATATAACATTCCATTTATTATTGTGGTATAACCTCCTCCACCTTTATTATATATTTTTTTATATATTAAACCTCCATCTTCGTATCTAATATCTGCACTCATAGGGTCAAATTTTAAATTTCTACCGTCAGCCAATTTTACCTGTGAAGCATCAAAAATGATAAATGTGTTTGTAAACTGACTTGGGTCTTTTACATCGTATGGGTCTTTTAATTGCTCATCAGCAAATATTCCATCGTAGCCATGAGATATTATAAAGTTTTTAAATTCACTTTGAAAATCCCTAGCCATTAAAAGCCAAAAATTGTACTTCTCGTTTTCATAAGTTTTTTTTAAATAATCCCAAATTTGTCCTTCGTGTACTTTAATAAGATTAGCAATTTCTTTAACATACTCATCACTAAACAATTCGTATTTATCTGTAGCCATTCTTTTTGCAATAGCAACACTAGCATCCATCCAATCCATTTTTCTTTCAGTAAAATTTTCACCTCTAGCAATAAAAGGATTTCTGATATTTAAAAATGCAGCATATAGCAAATTGCTTCTGCCAATAAAGTTCATTGAGTATTCTTTATTTTCTGCAAAATATCCATAAGGTCTACCTGCACCTGTTTCTTTATTTGTAGCAAAACTATAAAACTCTTTTTCTTCTTTTGTACCATGATAACCAACTTTAGGTTCCAAGGTATCCATATCAATTACCTTAGAAACATTTTCATAATGTTTATTAAAGTTTTTTTGTCCATCTAGTAAATAAGTTCTAGCAGCAAGTTGCCAATCTCCAAACCAATTCTTAAAGGCTTTTGTCCTTACAAGTACTTGTTGGATATAAGAAAGTTTTGATTCAAAACCTGTGGGAGTATCAAAATCGTATGCTTCTAAATTACCACCTTTTGCATAATAATTTTCTGTTTGTAGTTCTTGGAAATGTTTATCAATATCCAAGGTTTTTAATTCCTCTTCCATCTTATCCAAATACTCGTAATAAAAGGGATTTTCCTCTAAATGGTCTAAGGCAATTTTCCTAGCAACTTCAGGGTTATCGGTATGCTCCTTTTCTACCTTAATTCCCTTAATCAATTGTTCATTGATAAAAGAATGGGGTATATTAGGATATTTATGGTCAATATCAGATACTGACAGCTTAGATTGAATATTTAATTCCATACCTATTTTTTGATAAAATATAATTAGGATATAAAAATAAGTATTAAATTTGAATTGTAATATATTTTTAACCCCTAAATTAAAATCAAAATGGGAACAGGATTTTTAGACATCAAGTCTCCGAATTGGTTAGGTGGTAACAATGTTCACAACACTTTAGCGTTGTTAGGCATTGGCTACTTAGTCTATAAGGCGATGAAAAAGTAATTAGCTCCCCTGTGGGGGCACCGACTGATTCCTGAAAACCCATATAGCAAGATGTTATGTGGGTTTTTGGTTTTTAGCCCAATCTCTTAATATCGTCTGCAAATTTCTTAGAAATATCTTTCCAATCTAAGCTTTCTACAAACTTATAGGCTTCATCTATCTTATTATAAACATCAGACTCCCCTTCTTCTAATTGTCTGTGTATTAAATCCAAAGTATCGGATATTTCGTATAAATCACTTTGAAACCTGATTATGTTATCGACCATAGCCACAATAGGGTATAAGGTCTCAATATAAAAAGTCCTTTCTGCGTTTTCCCCTCCTAATATTTGAAATGAAGTGTGTTTTGGCGTAATTGTAGGCACTTTACAAGCCATAGCTTCCGTTACAGTTAATTCCCAACCTCCACCTGTAGCTGTAGTTAAAAACACATCAAAAGAGTTATAAATCTTATTCATATCCTCTACAGGGGTACCTTTAAAGCCACCATCAGTATCTGAAGGGAACATAAAGTCCATACCTTCTATTAATGGCGTTTGCTTCAATATAGTCCTTAAATCCCAACCCATAGGGTCATTTGGGTCCATGTGTAAATAAAGGAAAGCGTTTCGGTTATGTGTCTCCCAATATTCCATAAAGCCAAAAATAGTGGTAGGAATGTCTTTTCTTGATTGATTACGATTAACGCAACCTACAATAAATTTATCTGCATTATCTCCAAAATATTGTTTTCTGAAGTCTGCCTTTTCTGTTTGATTTTCAATAGGGTAGTAGTTTTTCATATTATTACCATGTGGGATTACTTTAATTTTATGTTTTAGTTGTGGTTTTAGTCTTAAAAGCATTTTTCTGCCATATTCTGTAAAAGTTACTAATTGGTCAAAAAACTCTATATCTACGGCTAAATTGGGAGTTAATTGAAAGTCAACAGGGAAATAGAAGATACTTTTAAAAAGCTTTCTTTTGGCTTCTTTCTTATCATTATATATCTTTTTTAGATGAGGTACTAATGGGATAATTACGCCTAAGTCCTGAAGAATAAACATAAGGTCATAGTCTATGTCGGCTAAAGACCTCATAAATACATAACGGCCAAAATCATCTTTGGCTATATCTTTCATTTTTGCTGAAATAACCCTGATATTGGGAGTTTCGTTGTAATCTTCCCCAAAATAGTTAACGGCTACAATATCTATTTTTATATTGTCTGCGAACATCCTTCTCCAATGAGAAATAAGATTTTTAGATACTGTTGCAAAACCTGTGATTGCATTATAATCAAACAGGCAAATCATGTGAATTTGCTTATTCATTTTATGGTTATGTTGTTAATTAATTTTAATTACCTATTATAATCCCTGCTCCAAATCCAAGGACTAATAGGGCTATTTTGCCAAATTTACCTCTTCTTATTGATTTAGCTTGTATATCTATAATTTTATTTGAATTAGTTATTACTTTATTTAGATTACCTATTTTCTCTTTATTAACACCATCAATATTTTTCCAATTAAGGTCTCTTTGACCATATAACATTAAAATGCTGTCTTTTTTGACTATTCTAGTATTAAGAAAACTTACAAGCTTTTTAGTAGAGTCTAGCTCTTCTTGGGTAACCTTACCCTTCTCAATTAGGTTTATAGCCAATCTGAGTTGATAATTAGGTATGCAGGTAACAGAATCATTTAAGTTCTGAGAAATACCTTTTGATGTCATCAGAGCCAAAGCTATCAGCGTAATTACGAGCTTTTTCATATTTTTTATTTATAATGATTATTTTCTTATTCATGTCTTTAACCTTGTTCTCCAATACATAATCTTCCTTCTCTAGCTTTAAAACCTCAAAGTTGGCTTTATTTAATTCTACTAGATATGTGTTTTCTAAGGAATCTAAGACAAGGTTTGCCTTATGGAGGGAATCGTTCTCAAGTTTCAAATCCTTGATAACTGAGTCTATTTTGTGTGTATTCACAAAGTACATAGCTAAAAAGCATATTAAAATTCCCAATAAAAATGTTCCTAATTTTTGTATCATAATATTTCTAATTCTAGTGATTTAATCTCTTTGGCCATTTCATCGTCAAATTTACTAATAATATCATTTGAAATGTATTTATTTATATTATTCATTTGAGCTTTATGGATTAGTTTATTGCCAACAAAAATATCAATACATAGTATTTTCCTTTTTACATCGTGAAAAAAATTACAGGTATAAAATTTAAGTTTTTTGCTTTTTGTCATACCTATTTGTTAAAAGGAGTTTTGAATGTTTCGCTTTCAGGTAGGCCTCCCCACTTTTGCAGGAAGTATTCTCTATTCTCAACATATCCACTCAGGGTAGGGTCTTTTTCTAAAGTTTGTGAATTTAGGTATATATCGGGGTTTAGTTCATCTACATACTTAATTGACACCCCTCCAAGTCTCATTCTGTACATATAGTCATTATCTTCAAAATAGGCCTTTTTAAAGTTTTCATCAAATGGACCTACCTTTTCGTAAACCTTTTTAGACAGTATAAAGCTTGACCAATTGTAAAATGGTCGGCATAGGTAAAAATGCTCAGGATTTCCTTTTGATAAAATCTGCCTAATCTGTGCTTCATCCTTTTGAAGTATAACATCATCATTTAGAATAAGGAAGTATTTGAAGTCGTTTACTATTGCTTTGCCAATCAGATAGTTCCAAGATGCAGCTACTCCCAAATTCTGAGTTGACTGCCAAATCCATGTATTGTCATCGTTGCAGGGAATGTCCTGATTACCGTTGTCCAATATCAGTTTTGTTACTTCAGGCATTAGTTCGGTGTAGCTTTCCAATGCTTTCATCAGGAGGTCTTTCCTATTGATGGTAGGGATGAGAATACATAAATCTTGCATAGTTAGTATTTATTAAAATTTTGTTTGTGCCTTCTATAATATAAAAGTTCTTGATTTACATATTGTACTGTTGCTCCTGCTCTTAGCATTTTATCCCAAAGAGCATTATCTTCATCTGTTCTTTCTCCGTCAAGCCTGTGCTTTTCATATCCACCTACTTCTTTTGCCTTTTTAACCTTATACAGCATTGAGCCATGATGTTGGTCTTTTCTTACCCATCTTATTTCTCCAAAAAAGTCATGCGTAGTATTTGGGTATAATTTAGTTATTTCATCTTTAAGCTGTCCTGTTACAATTATATTGTAAGTTATTATATCTGTATTAAACTCACTTAGCTTTTCAAGTGTATCAGACCTAAGCCAATTATCAGCTCCCAAAAACATAACATAGTCTGTTTCAACCCTATTAAGCATATCTTGAAAGTTGGCTACAATACCCAAATTCTTTTCTCTTAGTATAAATTCCACCTGTGGGTACAACTTTTGCAAATGAGTACAATCTCCTGCAGCATCATCTACAAAAATTATCTTATCAAAAGCCTTAGATTGAGAAAGAGCTGTTTCAATAGAATGTGCCGCTAAGTGTCCATATCCATAAGAAGCTATTACTAGGGAGTATGTCATAGGTATGGTCTATATTGTTTAAATATAAAATCAGGTTCATTTATATCTTGACTTCCTTGTGTTACACTCCAAGCTTTTTTAAATCCTGCTTGTTGAACACAGTCTAGGACAACCTTATTATACCTACCATAAGGATAAGCAAAATAATCCATGGGAAATGGAGGGGTTATTTCTTTGACCATCTCATGCCTAGATATTTGAGTGAGGTCAGGATGACTCCAAGTATGCCAACCCATCTTAAAATCATACTTATCACACATTTCTTGTATTTGCTCCCAAGTACAGTACTGTTCAAGAACAGGAACTTCGTTTGGATATTCAAATGAATTATCCTTACCTACATAATCTCCCATAACAAAGAATATTCCTGATTTACCTTCTAGGACATCTTGGTTATCATAAACGCTTTTATATACTCCATCAAACCCTATTGGATATGGACAATTATAAATCATTGACCTTGTAGAATAGTTCTCGTGGTTTATATCTCCTATATTATGAGCTAGGACTAACTTCATAGATGGTCATTTTTTGAGTAAATTCACGATAAGGGAACTCTATAGTCTTTATTTGTTTACCAAAGTTATAATTAACCAACCAATCCTTAATACCTCCAATTAGGATATGATGGGAGGCTGATTCCATAATCATATCATAAATAGATTTATGGTCATATTGTTCGTATAAAGTACCTGTACTTATTACAAGGTCATATTTACCTATTGGTTCTTTGACAGGAACTACATTTGCAGGAAACCTAGCTTTTGCGGTATCAGATAGCTCAATGCCTGAAATCATATCGGCAGGAAGGTGTTTAGCTACGAATCCTTCTCCTGCTCCAATATCTAATGCTTTATGATATTTCTTATCTAATAGAGATAAAAGCTTTTTCAAACGCATAGTATCTTCTTTATTAGTTTCATATCCCCATGGGTCGTTATTATCATACCATTGTTCTAGCTCTTCTTTGGTTTGCATAAATTTAGTTATCTAGTTTTTTAAATAGCCAATAAAAAAATTCCTTGAGTATTTCCCAAGATAAAATGATAAAGGCAATGTATAAGAAGTTTTCCATATTATTTCTTTAAACCAAATTTAATATATTTATACCAAACTCTTTCATGTAAGAAGTAAATTAATGGTTTTATGCAAAGCTCTACAGCACCCATTGATGAGGCAATAATAAAGCTACCTGTAAAGATGTAACCAATAATGGCTGTTTGCGTAGTACCTACTAATCGGTAGGTAATCGCTTTAAATATGTGCCTCTTTGCTTGTACCATCAGGATTAATTTGACCTTTTCTAATTTTAGTTCCACTTATTTTACCAACCTCGATAGGTGGTTCGTGATAGATTACATCGTAGCCAACTCCTCTTCCATAGTTAACGCTTTCAATATCAGGGATAACCGAAATCATAAGCCTACCTGAACCTATCATTACAAATAGCTCATTAACAAGCTCAGTATATATCTGTTCAGCAGATTTGGGATTATTCTCATCTACTTCTACATCTCTGATAGCCAACCATACATTTTTACCTTGGTCGTATTGTTGACGGATTAGCCATTCGTGGCCTTTGTGCCAATTTTGCCATCTACCAATAAATAGTGCGTACTTTTTTTTCATAGTTTAGGTTTTTATGATTAATTAATTTTGATTACCCTCTGATAAAATTAGCAAAACCTTCCGCACTCTCCATACCATAGTTTTCAAACATAATATCTCTTTCTGCTTTACTTTGAAATGATACGGTTGCTTGTTTTTTTTCTTGGTCTAGGCCTATAAATACCATTTGTGTAAGAAAGGTATTGTTTTCGGCATTGAAGTCCATTTTGATTGTAACGGTTTCTCCGTTGTTGAAATTGAAGTTTTTTTCCATGTTTTTATTTTTAAATTATTAATTGATTTTGATTACTTCCAAAATTGCCACCATTGTTTCTTATTTACAGGTTCGCATAAGCTAAAGGGATTATCTCCAAAAGAAGCTACATCTAAATACTTGCTTGTTAGCATATTTACAAATATTTCGTGATATTTCTCATCCACCTGACTTAGGTCTACTTGAATTTTTACATTCAGGTCTATCCAATCATCTTTGTCTTTAACTGCTACGGTATTATTAATAGTATATAGCTTTGCGGTTTCATAGGTTGTATTATTCCCACTTCCTAAATGCTGTTCTTTCATGGTAATTAATTTTGATTACTTTTTAGAATAATGTTGTTTGTTGTTTAAATGGATTTAATCTTTTTTCTGCTATATCACAATATTTTGAACTCATTTCACTTCCTATATAATTTCTATTAGTTCTTAAACATACTTCTGCTGTACTTCCTGTACCCATGAATGGGTCATAAATAATACCACTTTTAAATCCTGCATTACAACCACAATCAGATAATCCTTTTATTTTTCCTTTGAAACCTTTGTCATCTACTATTACTTTAACTGTTTCGGTCATAATTTTATCGTAGGTATCATCAAAACCTAATATTTCTTTTAGCTTCAGCCAATCTGTAGGATTAGGAAAAGAAAAACCTACATCAGTCCTAAACCAATGAGCAGCAGTATCTTTATAACCAAAAATAGTATCTAGCATTTGACTTGTATTTTTACCTTTATTAGATTTTAAGTATTCTGCAATCTTTATTTTATCAGGTGTTCCTTTCAGCTTTTCAGTTATGTATGTACCTCTTCCTCCTGCAGAGTTGACCCCTGAATCTTTGTATTTCTCAGAAAAATCCTTTTCACTAACTATTTGCTCTTCATACTCAAATATCTTTTCTCTTGGTTTACCACATTTATTACAAACAAATTCAGGACATCCACTCAATAATGGCTTTTCTAATAACTTGTCATTATATGCTGCATAATGTTCATTTGAAGATGGTTTAGTTGGTATATCCCAAAAGTCAGAAACAGTTCCGGGATTTTTCATTCCATTATTAGGTTGTAAATCTCTAGTTCTATATGAACTTTGTCCTGTACCTTCATCCCATTCTGATTTTCCTTTTGCTACAAGTTTATTTCCTCCCCACCTATTAAGCGGTTGAGATTTTTGACGAATTGAGTCTAAATCAAAATAATACTTTTCAGATTTAACCATAAAAAAGAAATATTCGTGTTTCTTACTAAATCTATCTGTAACGCTTTCAGGCATCCCATTTCTTTTAGCCCATATTATATCATTCCTTACTATCCATCCTCTATCAATACAGCCTATTGCAAACCTGTGAGGTATAAGTAATAAACATTTGCTAATTCCATCACTTTTATTAATATTTACACCAACATTATCATTTGTTTTTTTATCATCGTTTCCCTTTCTATTTCCGCCATAAGTATCTCCTAAATTAATCCAACAAGTTCCTGTTGGCTTTAAAACTCTATAAATCTCATCCATCATTTCCCATAAGTGTTCAAGATATTCATTAAATGTTGGTTCTAATCCCCATTGGCCATCATACCCATAATCCCTTAATTGCCAATATGGAGGGGAGCTTATTACACAATCCAAAAAATCATTTGGCATTTTTTTTAATGTTTCTAAACAAGGTTCGTTATATATTTTATTTAAGTCCATGATAATTAATTTTGATTACTTTTTAAATTGGTCTATTTTAAATATAGAGCTGTCAGAGTGTTCTTTGCTTAATTCACTACCAATAAAATTTCTATTTAATTCCTTTGCCACTAAGCAGGTAGTACCACTACCACTATAAGGGTCATAGATAATGTCATTTTCTTTACTACAAGACAAAATGCAGTTCATAGGTAATTGTTTGGGAAATGGTGCAGCAAATTTATTTTTATTATCAGGGCTTATATCCCATATAGACTTATTCATAATTGAGTTATGCCTATCAAAATATGCTCTTGACTTTTTATCTTTCTGAATCCAAAATATATATTCATTAATTGGAAAAAAATAAGACTTATCCAATTTGGGGGTGTTTTTTCTATTCCAAATTATTATTTGTTTTAAAGGAAAATTATAAACCCATTTTGGGTGAATTGTCTGATGCTTATTTAGAATATCGATGTGATTGTAAAATAGGCTTCCATTTGGCTTTAAAATTCTTAAACATTCAGATATCACTTTTATTTGATTGTTTTCATAATCTATTGGGGATAATGAGTCATTATAGTCTCCATAATCAATTCTTCTTGACTTAGTTTTAAAACCATTATTCATATTCCTATTACTACTCCAATATCCTTTATTATACGGAGGAGATGTTATTATTAAATCAATAGAATTATCTTCTATCTTACTCATAGTAATAAGACAATCTTCGTTATATATTTTATTTAACTCTAGCATGGTAATTAAAATTGATTACTTTTTAAATTGTTCTACTTTAACTAAATTGACTAAATGCTCAAATTCAACCTTATCAAAAAACTTCCTTAAAATGTATTCTCTAGCAAATTTCTTTTTGTGAGATTCATCGTTACCTGAGTCCATTATCTTTATTCTTCTCATTCCTGCATCATGCTTCTGTTCAGATTTATACTCTCTTAAACGAGTCTCTCCAAATATCATAGCATCGCTGATAACCTGTTTTGTAGGTGTAACTATCTTATGCTTCTTTACCCAATTATATATGAAATCCCCTAAATCGTAAAAGCTACCTTTTTCTTTATATTCGTTATAAGCATCTACAAGTATAGAAAGGAAGGTATTGGCCTGTTCTTCAGGGCTTATATTTAAAGGTTCATTGACATGCTTATTTCTCTCATAGGCTTCCTTATCATAGGCTATACGCTTTACAATAGACCTTTTCTCATCTTCATAGGCCTGAATAGCTTTACTGACATAAGCAGCAGATAGGGATTTTTGGCTAACAAAGGTCATATCGGTTTTACCTGATATGGCCCAATTCATAGCTAGTCTAATATCAGATAGTGTGAACTTTTTAAACTCATCATATATAAACTGACAGATGTAAACAAGTTCGGCATCGCTAGATTCGGATTGTACTCCTAAAAGAAATCTCCATTTACCCATAATCTCAACTAGGCCTTTCATATCATCTTTATCAAAATCGCCTATTCTTTTTTCCGAAAAGGTTTGTACAACCATGAGGTCAGCCTCATTTTTTATCCAATCTCCAATTAGCAGATTTTGCTCTTTGTACTGACTTATTGAGTTTTGCAAGTTTGCTTTCGCTAGTTGATTGTTCATTGACATAGTTTTCAAATTTATTACCAAATAATGTGGAAGGCCTAACATATTGTTCGTAAGCAGTTCCCTTCCATTGTTTCCATTTATTATCTATTACTCTTTTAAAATCTTGATAATCATAACCTTGTTCAATTAGCTTACACATTTCTGTATTATTAGCAAATGAATTTTGATTATAGTTCTTACCTGTAATTTGATTAAGATAATTTATGGCTCTAAAAATTATGATATTATTACTCAAAGTATATCTGTTATGGGTATTTCTAATGTATCTGAGAATATTTTGGCTATCTCAATTTTCTTTAATGGCTTAAAACCTGTGCAATAGTTGGATAGGTTTGTAACAGCTATAAAGTACCCTGTCTTCTCATAAACCATAGCGGCAAAGTCTTTTAGTGTAAGATTCCTTTCATCTAGGATGACCCCCAATTTACTTCGTATATATTTGGATTCTTTTTTCATGGTTATTTATTTTGTGATTGAATGTATTCGGTATAATAGGGGAAGTTTGGATGTTGGGTGTTTATTTGTTTCCCAACTATTTCCCCTTGCAGGAATATAAAAGCCTTTTCCAATAGCTTTCTTTTATCCTGCTCTTTTTTAAGTTGTTCTCTTAAAGTTTCAATTTCTATCTCCTGTATTTGAAAGGAGTTAATTTCAGTTCTGTTCATGGTAATTAATTTTGATTATGGTAATTTATTTTAATTAAAAGGATTGAAATTCAAAAGAAGGCTGAGGAAGGTTTGAAATATCCTCCCATACTATTATATTCTTAATCATTTCAATATCTAAATTGTGGGATATGGTTTCCCCTTCTCCATCAATCCCAACTAATATACCATTACCACTTAAAGTTTGACTAGTGTATGGTCTTGGGTTAAGAGTAACACAGAAAGCACCTAATGGGTGCGTTTTCAATAAACCTTCGTCATCAACGAAAAGGGCGTGGTCTACATGTCTAAATATTTCGCTACATGCAGAAGTGATGCAATCGCATTTTAATTCTTTGTAGATACTTTGGAGTGTACTTCCATTTTCTTGGATAAGTTCTACTTCTCTAATTTCTCTTTTTTCTGAATCTATTAAGATTCCTTTGATGGTTTGTTTCATTTGATGGTTTTTATAAGCTTGAAATAGTTATTTGAAATTCAATTCTTCTTCTTTCTCTAAACCCACTAATAGGATTAGTACCTTCATGATTTAGTAATTGTATTGTGTAACAATGATTAAAGACAATACCCATTGATACTTGTTCAGTACATTCTAAACACTTTTTTTTATACTCGGTTAACGCATCCCCATAATCTTCATATTCATATTCATATACTTCTTCGTGGATTTCTCCATGTACAAAAGCTTTGTTAGTTTCTCCATGAAACTTAGATAATTTTTGGATTCTTACTGTGTAGGTGTTTTTCATTTTTATGGTTTTTTTGTTTATGTAAAGATAATTAATATTAATTAATATAATCAAATTTAATTAATATTTTTTTCTAATTCATTTTTTAGATGCACCCTAGTTAATGCACTAATATCTTTCGGAGAAAGGGATGCTCTCAATGCTTCCCCAACTGTAAGTAATATGGAAAATTGTATCTCATCATTATGGGCCGCATCAATTAATGCGTTTATAGTCCCAATAATATTTCCCTGCATAGAAGCATGTACATCTCCATTGTTTTCAATAATAATAACAGAGTTTTCTAATTGTTTAAATTTACTTTGAAACTCTCTTACTGCGTTTTTAAATTCAATATTCGTCATGGTAATTTATTTTAATTAATGTAATTAATATTAAGTATTTTTATTTTTCATCCATTTTAAGAAAAGTGGCTAGTTCAATTAAAGAATCTCTCTTGCCAATAATCTTCCCTCTCTTGAAACCCATTTCATACATCTTGTTCAAGATTTCTGTTGTAGTAATATTCATTGTAGATTCTATTCTGTCCATCTGTGCTAAGATAGACTCTCCTTCAATCTCGGAGCTTTTCTTGTCCAAGTAATCGACAAGTTGTTTAATAGTAATTTCTCTTTTCATTTTAATGGTTTTTAATTTTTATGATTTTGTTTTACGATATAAAAGTAATCAAAATTTATTACCCACCAAATTTTTTTTATAATTTTTTTTACTTATTTTTACAGGGTCATATTACTATATGACTTATTGAAGGCCCAAATTTAAAGTGTATCGCCCCCTTTGTCTCTCATAGGGGGCCTTTTTTTGTCAAGTTATAACTTTACCACAATAGGGGGTCGGGTCAAGTACTAGCTTTACTTTATCCCTTAAAAGTAACATAACAATATCTATATGTTCCTTTTATGACACATTATCGTATGAATAAGTGTATAAATGTTACACAGTTTGTGATGTTCACGAATCCGTGAAAGGTTTAAAAATGTGAACACTTGCGTAGTATGACTACCAACAATTAACAAATTTTGTCACAATTATTTGAAAATCTGTGACATATATACCCTAATTCTGTATCAATATTTTACATATTGCACCCTAACAATGTTCCCAATTTGGTTACAAAAGTTCGCTAATAGTAAACTTATATATAAAAAAATATCCGTACATATCTTTATTTATACGATAATATATCTAGTTATATATAAGTCAAAATAAAACATTTATGACTTATGTTATAATAATATGTGTCAATTTAACACATTTATCAATCATAAAAGTTACCTAATAAAGCAACTTTGAGCCGTAAATGATTGACAATCGGCTCATTTATGATTTACAGTCGCCCTCTACACTTATCTCGCAATCCAAACTGTGTAAAAACCCCTCATATTCTCACAGAACCCCCTCAAATTTCCCTCCAAACCCCAAAACCATATCCATACCTCAAATCA